CATTATTGTAACATCTGCTTGTCCTAGCATCGTTATTGTTAAAGCATTAGAAGAGCAAGAGTTTGCACTTGCTAAAAAACACATTAAATGGTTTAAAGATAACTTCGGTAGCGATTACTATATTGAGGTTATGCCACATAACACACCAGAAATAAATAAATATCTTATTGATCTTGCTGATGAATTTAATATTAAAGCCGTAGTTACACCAGATTGTCACCATGTTGACGAATCACAAAAAGATATTCAAGAGTTTAAACTTTTAATGAATACTCACGCTAAGGTACAAAAAGATACTACATATTCAAAATCTGTAAAGATTGATTCTATGATGGAGCGCCTTGATTATCTTTATGGAAAAGATCGTCAGATAACATTTAATAAGTTTGATATTCACTTACTCTCTTATGAAGAGATTAAAGTAGCAATGGAAAAACAGGGTATTGATAGAGAAGATATATATTCAAATACACTATTACTAGCAGAGACAGTAGAAGACTATGACATTAAAGATGGGCTTGATTTACTTCCAGTTCAGTATAAGAATCCAGATCAAGAGTTGGCAAACCTAGCCTTTGCTGCTTTAGAAGAAAAAAGATTAAACTCTAACTGGCTTGGTAATGACATATACGAACAAAGGCTTGATGAAGAGTTATTTATTATTAGAGATAAAAAATTTGCTCCATACTTTCTTGTAGTTCAGAATATGATTTCTTGGGCAAAGAAAGAGGGAATCTTGGTTGGTCCAGGACGTGGATCTTCTGCTGGTTCTTTGGTTTGTTATCTTCTTGGTATTACTGATGTTGATCCATTAGAGCATGGGCTATTGTTCTTCCGTTTTATTAATCCAGAACGTAATGATTTTCCAGATATTGATACAGACATTCAAGATACTCGTCGTGATGAAGTAAAAGATTATTTAGTTAGACAATATAGGCACGTAGCATCTATTGCAACATTCCTTCAATTTAAAGACAAGGGCGTTGTAAGAGATGTTGCACGAGTTTTAGATATTCCACTTACAGATGTTAATAAGGTTTTAAAACTTGTTGATACTTGGGATGAATTTTGTTCGTCTAAGAATACACTTTGGTTTAGAGAAAAATATCCAGAGGTAGAAATTTACGGAGATCAACTACGTGGACGTATCAGAGGAACTGGTATTCACGCTGCTGGAGTTGTTACCAGTAAAAATCCAATATTTAGATATGCACCTTTAGAAACTCGTTCTTCTCCTGGATCAGATGATCGCATTCCAGTTGTTGGCATTGATATGGAAGAAGCAGAAAAGATTGGTCTTATTAAGATTGATGCACTTGGTCTTAAAACTTTAAGCGTAGTAAAAGATTGCATTGATATGGTTAAAGAAAATCATTATAAAGATATTGATCTTTTATCTATTGATATGGCAGATCCTAAAGTATACGAAATGCTTTCAGATGGATATACTAAAGGAGTATTCCAGTGTGAAGCAACTCCATACACAAACCTTCTAGTAAAAATGGGGGTAAAGAATTTTAACGAACTAGCAGCATCTAACGCACTAGTACGTCCAGGAGCCATGAACACTATTGGAAAAGATTACATTGCTCGTAAACACGGCAAGCAAAACATTTCATACATACACCAAGTTATGAAAGAATTCACAGATGACACATACGGGTGTATTCTATATCAGGAACAGGTTATGCAGGCTTGCGTTTATCTTGGTGGGATGACAATGGCAGAGGCTGACAAGGTTCGTAAGATTATTGGAAAGAAAAAAGATGCAAAAGAGTTCAATATATTTCAAGATAGGTTTGTGGCTGGGGCGAGTAAGTACGTATCTCCTAATAAAGCCTTGGACCTTTGGCACGACTTTGAGGAGCATGCGGGATACTCGTTTAACAAAAGCCACGCAGTTGCTTACTCTACTCTCTCGTATTGGACGGCGTGGTTAAAATATTACTATCCTCTTGAATTTATGTTTGCCCTTCTTAAAAACGAAAAAGATAAAGACGGTAGAACAGAATATTTAATTGAAGCAAAACGCATGGGCATATCAGTTAAACTGCCACATATTAACGACTCAGATTTAGATTTTAAAATTGAAGGCAAGGGTATCCGTTTTGGATTAACTGGTATTAAGTTTATTTCAAATAACATTGCACAAAAATATATTGACGCAAGACCTTTTAATAGTTATAAACAACTTGAAGAGTTTACATTTACAAAAGGTAATGGCGTAAATAGTAGAGCATTAAATGCACTTAGATTAACTGGTGCTGCAACATTTTCTGATAACCCACGTAACGATGAAGACATTAAAGAAAACCTTTATGAGTATTTAAATCTTCCAGAGTTTAACATTTCTATTCCGTCGCACTATTATGCGTTTATTCAATCAATTGAAGATTTTGAAGAAAAAGGATCTTTTATTTTAATGGGTATGGTTAAAGCAATTAAACGAGGAAAGGGATGGTCAAGAGTTGAAATTTTGGACAAAACTGGGAGTGTTGGTATATTTGATGAAGAATCAACGACTATTGAGACAGGTCGTACTTACTTGGTTCTTGCTAATGACAATAGGATTGTTTCTGCAGTTCCTATTGACGAAGTAAAAGGATCAACAAATGCACTTGTTAAATTTTTAGGTTATAAACAATTACCTTATACAGATGATGAAATGTTTGTTGTTTCATTTAAATCAAGAATAACAAAGGCTGGAAAAAAGATGGCTTCTTTAACTTTAGCAGATACTTCAAGAGATTTGCATTCAGTAACAGTATTTCCTACTGCATTTCCAAAAGCATATATGCATATTGAAGAGGGCAAATCGTATAAATTTAGTTTTGGTAAAACCAAAGATGGCACGGTAATTATGGAGGATGTAAATGTCAGTTAATATACAGGATGTACTATCGCAGTTAGACCCAAGAATTAGAAAACGTCTTGGAACAGGAGAAGGAATTACCTTTGAGTATCAGCCAACTCCAAGTTTTGGTTTAAATCGTGCTTTAGGTGGTGGGTTACCGTATGGAAGACAAGTTCTTATATGGGGCAGCAAATCGTCCGCTAAATCATCTATGTGTTTACAAATGATTGCTTTAGCACAAAAAGAAGGCAAGGTTTGTGCATGGATTGATTCTGAAATGTCTTACTCAGAAGATTGGGCAAAACAACTTGGGGTAGATCCAACAAAACTAATTTACTCGCAGGCACGAACTATTAGTGACATGGTGGATGTTGGTGTTGGGCTTATGAATGCTGGAGTTGATTTTATTGTAGTTGACTCAATTACATCAATGCTTCCTGCTATATATTTTGAAAAAGATTCAGATGAAATGAAGGCACTTGAAAATACAAAACAAATTGGTGCAGAGTCTAGAGACTTTAGCAATGCTTGGAAAATGCTTAACTATGCTAACAACAAAGTGAAGCCTACGCTGCTTGTTCTTATTTCACAATCAAGAAATAATATTAATGCAATGTACACAAGCCAACAACCTTCTGGTGGACAGGCTACTAAGTTTTATTCATCTTGTGTAATTAAATTGTTTTCTTCTGAGTCAGAAAATCAAGCACTTAAGGGTAAGATTAAGATTGGGGATAAATTAATTGAAGAAAAGATTGGTAGAAAGATTCGTTGGGAACTACAGTTCTCTAAAACCTCTCCAGGGTTCCAATCTGGTGAGTATGATTTTTATTTTAGAGGTGACGATATTGGTATTGATGCAATAGGAGATTTAGTTGATACCGCAGAATCAATGGGGCTAGTTAATAGAACTGGCGCATGGTATCAGTTAGATGATGGGACAAAGGTACAAGGTCGTGATGGTTTTATAGAACGTGTCAAAGAAGACCTAGTTCTACAAGAACAAATTAAGGCAAAAATAATTAATGCTTGAACAAAAATTTACCGTATATCCTGGCAAATGGCCATGTAAAACTTGTGAAGAAATTGTAACATCTTTAAGATATTGGAAAGAGACTGGAGACGCAACATGGATGTGTACACAAAAACATATTTCAAAAGTTGGACTTATACCTCCAAAGAAAAGAAAGAAAGATTTTACAAATGAGTGAAAAGAATGAATCAAAAAGAATAGGTGCAAAACAACATAAGAATTCAGGTAGGAACACACAAAAAGGTGATGCTACTTGGAGAGGATTTGTTGTTGATTTTAAAGAAGTCAATAAATCTTTTACATTAAATAAAGATGTGTGGGCTAAGGCTGTTACTGATTCTATTCAAGCGGGTAGAGATAAGTCTCCAGCCATTGTTGTAATTCTTGGAGAAGGCAATACAAAAGTAAGACTTGCTATAATTGAAATGAATATGCTAGAACAATTAACAGAGGAGGAATATAATGTCTGAAACAGGACCACAAAAAACAACACTTGATATGGTAAATGGTTTAACAGAAATCGCAGACTATATGCAGGATGAGGAATTGACCGTTGCCTTAACTATGATTGCAAAAATTATTATAAAACCAGATATTCCCCTTCAGGCTGCTAGTCTTGAAATTGTAAGGCTACAGGCCATTGCAGCAAAGATGTCCTTTAAAGCCACTTGGATGGCCAATGTTGACAAATCCGACAGGGCAAAGAAAAACATATACTTTACAGCAGCACAAGCAATAAATGATTTGGTATCAGCGCTTAAATACATAATGCGCTAACCTGCTATAATTAATATAAACAAGGGATAAAAATGGCTAAAAACTTACTAGAACAAGTTATGACTAAGAGCACTAAAAAGAAAGTAACAAACAGCGAAGAAGATGAAAACTTTGTTGAAGGTTTGCCAACTGCTATAAATGCTGGTTATCTTGTTAAAACAAAAACAAGGTTTGTTAAAAAGAATAATTTTTCTGCATCTAGTTTGGCTTATGGCGCAGGGGAGTGTCCAAGATATTGGACTCTAGCCTTTGATGGACAAATCACTTATGATAACTCAGATGCTATGGGTGTAGCAAATAGAACACAAGGAACTCTCGGACATGGAAGAATACAAGAAGCAATAGAGGCTTCTGGTTTACTTGCACAAGATATGGAGTTTGATCCAATACCAAGAAAATATAGTCAACAAACTCATCCAGCAATGGAGTTTAGAGTTAAAACTGATGATCCACCTTTTGACGGGTATGGAGATGTCATGATTGACTACAAGGGTGAAAGACTTGTTGGTGAAATTAAAACAATAAGAAATGATGAGTTTGAATACAGGAAAATAAATAGACGACCTAAAATGGCTCATCTAATGCAGTTATTACTGTATATGAAGGTTTGGAAAATGCGTAAGGGTGTTATGATTTACGAAAATAAAAACACTCACGAATTACTTACTTTACCAGTTGTAGTAAGTGAGCACTACCGTGCTTGGGCAGAAGAAGTATTTGATTGGATGAAATTAGTTTATAAGAATTGGCAAGAAAAACAATTGCCAGAAATTCCTTATCGCTCAAATTCAAAAATTTGCAAAGTATGTCCTATTCAAAAAGCATGTGCTGAAGCAGGAGACGGAACAATTAAAATTAAGCCTATGAGACTGTTAAAGGACGAAGTGGATTAATCAATGTGAAACTATGTGAAAGATGCGAGACCCCGTTTAAACCAAAAGTAAGTTATCAAATTTATTGTGGAGATGTTTGTAGAGAAGAATCCACCAAAATAAAGATAGCCGAAAGGTATCAAATAACTCGTAGACAAAGAAGAATAGGTAAAAAAAGACTTTGTATTGGTGGTTGTAAAGAACAACTTTCAATATATAATGACTCTGGATTTTGCACTAACTGTAATATAAATAAAAAAGAAGTAGACAAAATGTTAAAACAACTAAAGGGATTTTTTGACTATGAACAAGAATAATCCAAAAACAATTTGTGCTATTGATGCAAGCACTAATAGTCTTGCTTTTGCTATTTTTAATGAGAACACTCTGGGCAGTATTGGTAAAATTAATTTTAATGGAAAAACAAATTATGAAAAAGTAATGGACGCTTGTGCTAAGACAAAAGCATTTTTTGAACATTTTGATGGATTTGAGGCAATTGTAATTGAACATACCGTATTTATGAATAGTCCTAAAACTGCTGCAGATCTAGCATTAGTTCAAGGAGCACTATTAGGTGCAGCAGGATTAACTGGAACAAAAATTATAGGAACTGTAGCACCAATAACTTGGCAAAATTATTTAGGAAATAAAAGATTGACAAAAGAAGAGCAAATAAATATTAGAACAAAAAATCCAGGAAAGTCGGATTCTTGGTATAAGTCTTATGAAAGACAAATTAGAAAAGAAAGGACCATAAAGTTAATTGAAATCAACTATGATAAAATTATTAACGATAATGACGTTGCTGATGCTTGTGGTATCGGCCACTGGGCTATTAATAACTGGAATAAAGCAATGAGAGTTGAGGAATAATGCCAGAGTTAAATGCTAACATACCCCCAATTGAGTGCTACGTTCGTGGTAATTTTTTAAGAGATCAAGAAGATAGCCATAACCAATATTTTCCATGTGTAATTTTTGGTGTTTCTAGCATTAAAAGTAGAAGTCCTTTATTTCATTTTTTAATGGAAGATGGAGGAATTTGGTGGAGAATGCCAATCAATGCATTTTGCACAAAACCAGGAGTTCCTGAAGAACCAATCTACAACCTTGTGCTTTGGAATTCTTTTAGTCCGCATATAGCAGTTACAAAATTTGAAAACTTAAGCAACATGAGAATGTCGTATATAGATAGAAATAAAAATAACATTGGCGGAAAATATTTATTTACTTTGGACTGGCACAATCCAGAAAGCAATATTTTAGATGATGGATACTCAGAAAGTCCAGGGCAACATAAATGTGGTCATGTAATTCAAAGAGATGATGGAAATTTTGCGGTACAGCCTAATAACCGCATTAGATTAAAAGAACCATCATTTGTAACCAAAAAAGATCTAGTAATACAAAGACTTATAAATACAAATAAATGGGATGTTGAAAGTTATGATAAATGGGTTTTAGAAGACTCAAATGCATACGACTATGACATTTCTGAAGCAGAAGTTGACAAATAATACTATGGCTGCTAAACTGTATACAAGCGAGGCTTGGCTCCGTAAAAGGTTTGTTATGGACAAAAAGTCTCCACAGGACATTGCTAAGGAGTGCGGGACTAGTGTTGAAACTATCTACGTATACCTTGCAAAATTTGGATTTAGGAAATCAAAACGATGATACCTAAAATTATTTGGCAGACATATGAATCAGACTATCAAGATTTACCACCCGTAGCATTAGAGTGTGCTAATTCTTGGCAAAAAAATAATCCAGACTGGAAATATAGATATGTTTCAGCGAGAGAAAGAGATAAGTTTGTATTGGATAACTTTGGAAAAGAATGGCATACAATTTATAATTCGTACAAAATTAATATTTTAAGGTCTGACCTTTGGAGATACATGTGCCTGTATATAAATGGTGGACTTTATTCAGACTTAGACATGTTATGCAAAAAACCAATAAATTATTGGTTAGACAATAACTTAGATTTTGTTGTTTCTGAAGAACCAGAAGAGCCTGGTCTAACTCAATCAATTTTTGCATCATCTGCTAAAAATATAATATTAAAAAATTTATTAAGTGATATTAAAGAACAGTTTTATTTAAAAAATAAATATAGCAATGTAGTTAATTATGAAATAAATGAAACTGGATACGTTATTTTTACAAAATCTATAAATAACACATTTAACTCTGGAATAGTTGACAAAAATAATTTTATGCTTTATGATAAAAACAAATCAAAAAAAATACATTATGATTCAATAGAGCATTTTTATGCTGGTAATGGAAATGTGTTTGGTCCAAACTACATATCTTGGAAAATGGAGAGTCTTATATGAAACTAAATCCAGTCTACGAGGATGTAAATAAGTTTAGTTGTCAAGATTTATATTTAAAATCAACTGGCGCCCCATCAGGTCCTAAAATATGGATTGCCTGCCATTCAATAGCACACATGCTTATAGAAAAAAATATAGCCTATGGAGATTCTGCACTTGACCCAGTTAGAATTTTTAGTAAATCAGACCCAGTAGAACAACTAAAGGTTAGAATTGATGACAAATTAAGCAGACTTATGAAAGGTACTGACTACGTAGGGGATAATGATATTGATGATCTAATAGGGTATCTGGTATTATTAAAGATAGCAAAGGAAAAAAATGTCAACTGAGACAGAACTAATTGAGCATCTTGATGAAGTTAATAAAGTAGTTACAGAATATCTTAAAGGTCAAGATCCAACAAAAATTTCTAAAGAGTTAGACATTCCACGTACTCGTGTTGTTTCATTAATTAACGAGTGGAAAGTTATGGCTTCTGCTAACGATGCAATTCGTGCTCGTGCCAAAGAGGCTCTTGCTGGTGCTGATACGCATTACACAAAACTTATTACAAAGGCCTATGAAGTAATTGATGAATCAAGTATAACTAATAATCTTAGTGCAAAAACTCAAGCAATTAAGTTAGTAATGGATATTGAAAAATCTAGAATTGAAATGTTACAAAAAGCAGGACTTCTAGAAAACAAAGAACTTGCAGAAGAAATGGTTGAAATTGAAAGACGACAAGAAGTCCTTGTTGAAATTTTAAGAGACATTGCATCAACCCATCCAGAGGTTCGTGATTTAATTATGAGACGTCTTTCTCAGATTGCTAAAGAGGGGGAGGTAATCACAATTGTCCAAGATGTTCAATGATTTTTTAGAAGTTTTAAAAGAAAATCAATTTGATGAAATTCCAGTAGACGCAAAAACATTTGTTGAGTCTGCGGACTATCTTGGCCAGCCAGAATTATCTTTAATTCAATATGAAATTGTAGAAGCAATGAGTCAGATTTATCGTAAAGAAGAATTACAAGAAATATTTGGATCTGTTGTTGGCGCCCAGTATTATGACAAATATACTAAAAATGAAATTATTTTGCAACTTGGAAAAGGATCTGGAAAAGACTTTGTATCAACAGTAGCCTGTGCATACATAGTTTATAAACTATTATGCCTTAAAGATCCTGCTAGATATTATGGAAAACCAAGCGGGGATGCAATTGATATCATTAACGTAGCCATTAACGCACAACAAGCAAAGAACGTATTTTTTAAGGGATTTAAAACTAAGATAGAAAAATCACCATGGTTTGCAGGAAAATATAATGCAAAGGCTGACAGTATTGAGTTTGATAAATCAATTACTGTTTATTCTGGACACTCAGAGAGAGAGTCTCATGAAGGTTTAAACTTATTACTTGCAGTCCTTGATGAAATTTCTGGTTTTGCATCTGAAGTTGGAACTGGAAATGAACAAGGAAAGACTGCAGAAAATATTTATAAAGCATTTCGTGGATCCGTAGACTCTCGTTTTCCAGATTTAGGTAAGGTAGTATTACTTTCATTCCCCCGCTATCAAGGTGACTTTATTTCTAAAAGATATGAAGATGTTATTGCAGAAAAAGAAACTATTGAAAAGAAACACTTATTTATTATGAATGAAGATCTGCCACATGACGATCCAAATAATCAATTTGAAATTTCATGGGAAGAAGACACAATCCTTTCTTATAAAGTTCCAAAAGTTTTAGCACTTAAGAAAACAACATGGGATGTAAACCCTACTAGGAAAATAGATGATTTTAAATTAGCATTTTACACAGACCTTGGCGATGCTATGATGCGCTTTGCATGTACACCAACATTTGCATCAGATGCATTTTTTAAACAAAAAGATAAGTTAGAAAAATGTATGACATTAAGAAACCCAGTTGATAACTTTAGAAGGTTTGATGAATCATTTAAACCTGATCCAGAAAAAATATACTATATTCATGCTGACCTTGCACAGAAACATGACAAATGTGCTGTAGCAATTGCTCACGTAGACAAGTGGGTAAATATTCAAGTTATTAAAGATTATCAACAAGTAGCGCCAATGGTTATTGTTGATGCAGTTGCTTGGTGGGAACCAAAAGCAGAAGGTCCAGTTAATTTATCAGAAGTAAAACAGTGGATTATTAATTTACGCAGACAAGGATTTAATATTGGAGTTGTTTCATTTGACCGCTGGCAATCATTTGATATTCAACAGGAACTAAAAGCGGTAGGCATAAAAACAGATACCGTTTCTGTTGCCAAGAAACACTATGAAGACTTAGCAATGATGATATATGAAGAGAGAGTTGCAATACCAAGAATTCCTTTGTTACTGGAAGAAATGTCAGAACTCAAAATTATGAAAAATACTAGAGTTGACCATCCACGTAAAAAATCTAAGGACCTAGCAGATGCTGTATGTGGCGCTGTTTTTGGAGCAATATCACATACGCCTAAAGATTCTAACCATGAGATTGAGATTCATACTTGGTCTACCTCTACGCGACTTGCAGAGAAGCAGAGGGCTATGGTAGAATTAGACAACAAGGAAATGCCTAGCGATGTTAGAGATTTTCTTGACAGATTAAATATAATATAAAACTAACGAGGAGAATAATGAATTCATTTAAAAAAGTCGCTTTAGTTATGGCTGCAGCCGTAGCAAGCACATTTTTGGTTGCAGTTCCTCAAGCGTCAGCAGCAATTAGTGGTGGATATGAACTATCTTCTACTCTTGCTAATGGTGCTCGTGGTGTAACCGTATTATCTTCTGATGCTGACAAGGCAGAGGCTGGTGTTAATTCAGTTATTGCATTAACAACATCTGATACTCTTGCTTCAACAGCAGAGGATAATGTATCTTTAGAAATTGCTGGACCTGCTATTTTTGGTGCTTACACAGCAGCGGGTAGCAACGCAGCAACTCTAGCACTTACCAATCTTGGTAAGACATTTACATTTACAGCAGCAACATCAACTGCAGTAAATTTACCTTCACCAGTCTTGGTTAACGTTACTGGAGCAGGTACAGTTACAATTACACAAAAGAAAAAGGTTGGATCAACCACTTCTGTAATTGACATTAAAACAATTTATGCAGGAACAACTGCAAAGACAGATATTTTTTCTGTAGCAGATTCTTTGGGTCGTGTACAAGATACATCAACACAAGGAACACTTACCTCTTCATCAGATGTTGCAGATTCAACAACTGTTGTTAATGGTGGCACAGGATATGTAAATGTTTTGGCACGAGATGGCTGGGCACAGACAATGGCAACAAATGGCGTATTGCAAGCAAATGCAACCAATGGCGCAATTGTTTCATGGGATGCAACTCCATCTGTTCAGGCTTCATTTGCAGTAAAAACAGGAACTGGCGGAGTTCTTTACGTTAAGCAGGGTACTGCTAACGAAAACAAGCCAGTAGTAACAACCATTACAGTTTCATACAATGGCGTTACTTTTTCTACAAAAACAATTACATTCACAGGCCGTGCAGCATCAATTGCCGTAACAGGTGTTGACATTGCACAGGCAGGCGGAGCACGTACTGGAACCTATGACTTTGTTGTCAAGGATTCTTCTGGTAATCAGTTATCTGGAGTTACTCCAACTGCTGATACAACCAAGTACACATCACAAGTTACTGCATTATCAGTAGGTGGAGCATCTTCTGCTACTGCTGTTGCAACTGGCGGATGGACATGTGCTTCAACTTCAGGATCTGCAACTGTACGTTTACAATTCACACACTCAGATGCAACAGTAATTTACTCAAATGATTTTGTTGCAGCATGTGCTAGTGGTGTAAATAAGTACACAGCATCTCTTGATAAAAAAGAATATAAAGCAGGAGAACTTGCAACTCTAACAATCTCAGCAACAGATGTAAATGGTGCTAAGGTTCATGCTGGAGCAACTCTCGGTGCTGGTGTAGCAATTTCAGGTGGTCAATTAACACCAGTTACTGCTGCAACATCTGCAGACGTATTTGATACAGCAGGAACAAGAGTAATCAAGTTCACTGTTGGCAATACAACTGGTTCATTTAACATGATCGTAGATCTTCCAGCATACGTAGCAACTGATTCTGCAAAGACTGTTGCATACTCAATTGTTGATGCATCTGGATCTGTTACAAATGCTCAAATCTTGCAATCAATCGTTGCACTTATTGCAACAATTAACAAGCAAATTGCAGCACTACAGAAATTGATTCTCGCAAAGAGATAATTTCTTAATAAAATTAGAGGGTAGATTAATTTCTACCCTCTTTTTTATTGCATTAAAATGGTATAATTACTAATATAATTACACATTGGAGATGCCCCTTAATTGACTAACTTTAAACGAAGACTATTATTAGCCTTTGGGGTAGGGTTATGCGTAACAATTTTTGGAATTATGGCTCCTGATCGTGCTGGTGCTACAGAAAACCAAGAACAAGTTGTTGTAAGTCCTGCTCAACAGGCAGTTAACGAAGCACTTTCTACTGCTACTACAGAGATACAACAGGCCAATACAGCCACAAACAATGCAATAGGGGAGATAACACAAGCACAAACCGAATATTCCCAAGCCCAAGGTATTACAGCAGAGGTAGCCACAAAAATATCTCTGGCTAATACAGAAATAAATAATGTTCAAACCGCTATTAATACTATTAATAATGTTGATTTATCTGTTACCCCAATAGATCAAAGTTCTCAGGTAGTTCAAGATGCAAAGGCTACAGTAACTGTTGCAACTACCGCCATAAATAATATAACAACACAAATAACAGAGGCTCAGACAGCAATATCTGAAGCCGTTGCAGCAAAAACAGACGCATCTACAGCACAAGCAACTGCACAAACCGAATTAACTCAAGCAAACCTTGCTATTGATGCTGCCCAAACAGCAGTCAACAATTTACAAGCCACTATTGGAACTAGCACAAATGTTTTGGCTGGAGTAGATGATGCTGGGGTTCAAATGAATCTTCCGTTCGGAATGCAAATGGGTGGAACTGTTTATAATAATGTATTTGTTGGATCAAATGCAACGATAACATTTGGAACAAATGAAGGATGGGTTTATCATACAACTCCAGGCGCACCTTCTGTATCTATTGCTGGATGGGACTGGACTACTTGGAGCACAGGAACTGGAATTACATATGCGACTACTGGAACAAGTTTAGATATTGCTTGGGACTTAAGGCCTTTCCCGCAACAAGATGCTTCTACACAAATGGTTCAAATTAGATTTAATGCTGATGTTAATCCAAATGACGGGGCATGGATGGCAAGTGTAACTGCTAATGGACCAATACCAGATCAAGCAAGATTTAATGTTAGAGAAACAACCAGCGGTGCACTTATTCCAATTACAGATACTAATGTTGGAACAGGTTTTGCTGGACAAATAAGTCAAGGTGCAGCATTTACTCCGTATGTAGACCCAAATACAGAAACAGTTCAGGCAGCGGTTGACTCAGCAAATGCAACTATTGCACAATTAAACTCAAGCCTTACTCCAGTAGTTGCTCAAAATACTACAAACACATCTAATATAAATGCAATTAACACAACATCTTTAACTAATACCGTAAACTCAGCGGTATCAACACGGAATTCCTTGCAATCAACATTAAATACTAAATCAAGTCAACTAGTTACTGCAATTAATAACAACATTCCAACCCCTGCCCCAATAATTTCAACTCCAATTGTTGCAGGAACTACTGCAACTATTACACCGTCTTTGCCTCAAGGATACACAGCAAACACTTGGTTTTATCAAGTAGTAACAGATGATCCAGATGCAGAAAATCCATACGAAGGTGGAACATATAATACAGATGGTGCACCAGCATCTATTCAATTAACTGGTTTGACAGAAGGCGCTACTTATACGGTTAGAGTTGCTAACTGGTCTGGACCTGTAAGTCAATATACTGAGACTGTTATTTCTGTACCCGCATCACAAGGCTCCAATTTAACTACTGGTGGCAATAGTTCCCCAATAGATACAACTCCAATAGATACAACTCCTGTTGACACAACCCCTGTAGATACAGAACCAGTTGACACAACCCCTGTAGATACAGAACCAGTAGACACAGAACCAGTTGATACAGAACCAGTTGACACAACCCCTGTAGATACAGAACCAGTAGACACAGAACCAGTTGATACAGAACCAGTTGATACTCCTGCAGAAGAAGTAGAGGCTGTATTTGAAGAAAGCGAAGTATCTATTGAAGAAATATCAGAAAGTGGTGCAAACCTTTCTGTAGAAGATATTCAAGAAGTTGTTACTGATTTAATTAGCGATAGTAGTTTAGGTGCATCTGAAATTTCTGCAGTATTAGAAGCAATTGCTGAAGGTGGAGAAGTGTCTGCAGAGATTGCTGCTGAAGTATCTGAATCTTTATCAGAGAGCGGATTAACAGAAGCAGAAGCAGAATTTATTACAGAAATGCTTTCTGCAGATGGAGAAATAACAACTGCAGAAGTTGTTAATTTATCTGAAGCCTTATCTGAAGACGGCAAATTTACTTTAGCAGAAAAAGATTTAGTTGCAGATGTATTGGTAGAATCAGCAGAAGGAGCACCTGTAACTGCTGTCAACATAGAAGCAGCGGGACTTGAATATCGTGATCTTCCTCCTACAATTCCAGTAGAGGTAAGAGAAGATGCAAATGGTAATCCCGTAGTTATTCAAGCAGAAGTAGCCTCTGCACTACTAGTACTAGAAAGTCCAGCAGCATTGTTGGGTGCAGTTGCTACTTGCTTTAATCCAGATGAAGCAATTGAAGGTTTGACAGAAGAGCAAAAATGTGAGTTGGGGAAAGCCTTGCTTAGCATAGGTGCTGATATGTCCATTCCAGAGCGTGAAAAAGCAGAAGATATTGTGGTAGTAACAGTGATTGCTGGTCAATTAATTGTTGCTACTGCACCTAGAAGAAGGAGATAAAATGAAAAAGTTAAGAGAATGGGGCATGGCAGCCTTAAACGAAAACTTTACATTTCTTGGTTTCTTTGTAGCATGGGTGGTTTTAGAGGGAAGCGCAAAGACGGTAGTAGGGTATGTAACCCTAATATCAGTAGCCATATGGTTTGCAACCATAGGAATTCGTAAAGAAGACTAATAGTCTTATCTAATAATACTATAATTCATTCTTTAATGTATAGTATAATATTAGTATGAAAAGATTGACGTCAGCCCTACTTTGCGGTATACTTGTAATAAGCCTTTCTGCTTGTTCAAGTCGCTACAGGTATTCCTGTCAAGACCCAGCAAACTGGAAAGAAGCAGCATGCAATCCGCCAATTTGTGAATCAAACGGTACATGCACAAAAGATTTAGTAAAGGAAACTAACAATGAGTAAAAGAAGGACGCAAGCAGAACTAGATGGTTTATTAAAGTTTGTTTTAGGTCTTACTTTAGGAGCAATTTTATTCTTTACAACAATGGGTATTTTATATGCCCTCGTTTTTGTTGAGCAACCACTAAACGGTCAATCCGAAAACGACAAAATGTTTTTTAATGTTCTTGGTAGCGTAGCAACATTTATTACTGGAACACTTGCAGGTATTTTAATTGGTCAATCTGGTGCAAAAGATATTATGGATGCACAGTTGTCTAACAAAGAAATGGATTCTAAAAATACATTAGCAGATAAAAAACTTGAATCAGAAATTGATGAAGCAAAAGCACGGAGACTAAACAAGCCTGATGGCGCAATGCCAGAGGAACAACCTGTTGATGCAAACTGGGATAAATAATGGCGGAGCAAGGTACAGCAGCACGTCTTATTGAGGTTGCCACTGCAGAAGTAGGAACTGTTGAAGGTCCTAAAGATAACGAAACCAAGTATGGTAAGTTTACTAAAGCAGATTTTCAACCATGGTGTGGATCATTCGTTAACTGGTGTGGCAATGAGGCTGGGGTAAAAATTCCAAATACCGTTTACACTCCTGGTGGTGCACAAGCATTTAAAAAAGCAAACTCATGGATTGATGGTGATTTAGCAGATCCAGAACCAGGCGATATTGCATACTTTGATTTCCCATCTGACGGGGTAGATAGAATTAGCCACGTAGCAATAGTAGTAGCAGACAATGGAGATGGAACAGTCTGGTGTGTTGAAGGAAATACTTCAGGAGATCCAAAGGGTAGTCAACGTAATGGTGGAGAGGTTTGTAAGAAACTTCGTGCCTTTAAGAAAAATAAAAAAGGAATTATGGTTTCAATTGTAGGGTTTGGTAGACCTAAGTTTGGTTCTGCTCCTGCAAATGCAGCAAAAAAACCTTCAACTAAAACAAAAACATGCTCAGCATGTGGTCAAAATATTAAATAAGGGTGTTTGACTAAGCAATAATGCTTTGATATAATTAAAGTTATACTCTGAGGGGGAATGCATGACCGTACTTGCTGTTGTGCGTGATCAATTAACAAATAAAATATATATGGCTGGTGATCGTGGTGCCTCAGATGATAATACAATTCTTTCTTTAACAGCACCAAAGGTTTGGAAACTTGGTCCATATTTAATTGGATATGCTGGTTCTTTAGACGGCGAACGTATTCGTTACAATTTTAATCCATATGTTCCAGACATAAAGGATTTAGATAAATTTATGCAGACTAAGTTTGTTAAACAACTTAGAAGTTTTTACGATGACTGGTGGATAGATACAACCAAAGAAGGAGATCTAGGTCTTATTATTTGTATTAAGGGTCAAATATATGAGCATAACGCTATTGATATGTCGTTATCAAAATATAATTTAGATTATTTAGCAATGGGGTCAGGAGCAGAATATGCTTATGGATACTTGTCGGCTACGGAAAAATCTAAAAATCCTCGTAATCGTGTTGTTGGGGCAATAAGTGCAGCAATAAAATTTAGTCCTACCTGTATGGGTCCAATTGACGTGGTGAGTATATGAAAAATATTATATATAAAGTTAAAAAATATTTTTACATTAAAAAAATAAAAAAACAAGAAAAAAAAAGAAAATATGTCTATTGATAATTTTAATTGGTGGCACCCAATACAAGGATTTTCTGAAGAACTTGACACACATAGTATAGAAAAAGAAGATGGCTCAGATTATAAGGTAAACTCTCAGAGTTATCGTTGCGATGAATTTACAACAAACCATAAAGGCAAACATGTGCTTTTTTCTGGATGCTCTAATACATATGGAGTTGGTTTAAAAAAAGAAGAAGTTTGGGCTTATAAAGTTTACAATAAAATAAATGAAATAGAAAAAACTTCTGGATATTTTAATGTTGGTTTAGGTGGAAATAATATTATTAACTCCATTTTAAACATTTTTAAATATTGTAAAAAATTTGGAAACCCAGATTTAATTTTTATTAATTTACCAAATCAAAGTAGATTCTTTAATTTTAATGAAAATGATAAACAATATAGAATAACAGAAAACCTAGGTCTAAGTAAAATTCATCATATAGAAAAACTAACATTTTATAATTATTATTTAATGCTAGAGCAATATTGTAATAGTAATAATATCAAACTATTTTCATTTACTTGGGATAATTATGATCAACATTTTTTAAAAAACAATATAGAAAAAATTTATGAATCAGTAAACACAACCTTTAAAAAATATAATTTTAAAACTTTTTATTATATAGATGAAGAAGATATGTTAAATAATTTATTTTTGTTAAAACAAAAAGATAATAATAAGTTTTTTGATGTAGCAAGAGATAATATGCACAGGGGAACAGGTGCACATACTTACTGGTCAAATTTTATTTATAATAAATATTTAGAAAAACAAAATTAAATGATTATTCTTGGCGTCAATGAAACATCTCACGATGCATCGCTGTCATTAATTAAAAATGAAAAAATTCTTTTTTCTGGTCATGCTGAAAGATATAGCAAACAAAAAAATGATTGGTATATAAATGATAGTTTAATAAAAGATGCCTTGCAGTATGGAATGCCAGATTACATAGCCTACTACGAAAAACCGCTTCTAAAAGCCTCTAGGCTATTTTTAAAAGGTGGTTCTGGAGAATGGAAGCCCCGTTTTAATTTATCAGGAGTTCCTAGAAAATCATTTAGCCATCATTATTCTCATGCATGTGCAGGTTACTACACTAGCCCCTTCAATGATTCTGTAATAGTGGTTCTTGATGCAATTGGTGAATATAACACTTCTACAATTTGGACGGGAGAAGGCGAAAAAATAACCTTAAAATATAAACAAGATTATCCAGTAAGTTTTGGATTATTTTATTCAGCATTTACACAATTAATAGGCCTTATGCCAAATCAAGAAGAGTACATTATGATGGGTATGGCTGCTTACGGAAACTGGGAAAAGCACTATAAAAAAGTTAATGAATATTTTCCTTTATATAATAAACAAAAATATAATTTTCATAAAGGAATAAATGATTGGGGATGGATTAAATCAGAACAAGATAAGTTTGACATAGCAGCAGCAGTTCAAGTTGTGTATGAAAAAAGACTTAAAGACTTTATGCTTATGGCAAAAAAAATAAGTGGTAAAAGTAATTTAGTGTTTATGGGTGGATGTGCCTTAAACTCTTCAGCAAATACATTGCTATGGAATATTTTTAACAAAATTTGGATTATGCCAAACCCAGGTGATGCTGGTAGTTCTTTAGGTGCAGCAGCAGCGCTATATAAAAAACATATTGAATGGAAACACCCATATTTAGGTTACGATTTAGGCGGAAAATATCCAGTTGACAAAATAATTGACGGTATATTAAAAGATGGAATTGTTGCAGTGGCAACAGGAAAAGCAGAGTATGGTCCAAGAGCATTAGGCAATAGAAGTATCCTTGCCGACCCAAGAGATCCGTTAATCAAAGACAAAGTTAATCTAATTAAACAAAGAGAACTTTTTAGACCCTTTGCTCCAGTAATTATGGCAGAGTATGCGTCAGAATGGTTTGATATGAATTTTGAAAGTCCATATATGCAATATACAGTAAAATGTTTAAAACCAGAAAAGATACCGTCCGTTGTTCATGCTGACGGAACATCTAGAGTTCAAACTGTAAGTAAAAGTCAGCATTTGGGGCTGTGGACTGTTCTTGAAAAATTTTATAAGATAACTGGAGTACCAGTTTTGCTTAATACTAGTTTAAACATTAAAGGGCAGCCCTTGCTTAACGATGAGAATGATATTTATTTATGGGAAAAATATTATAATAACAAGATTATTAGGTAGTTATTTGACAGAAATAGATCAAGGGTGTATGATTTATATATGGCAAATGTCAGTTAGTAATAAAAATAATAAAAAACTAAGGAGTAAAATGAAAAAAAATTTAAACGTTTTTGTATTACTTGCAACAATTTTATTAGCATTAAATGTTTCTTCTGCCAGTGCAGACCCAACATATGCAGTACTTGATGCAAATGGAAATGTTACAAACATTATTGTCTGTGGTAGTGCATGTGCTGGAGGAACTTTTGCAGGACAAACTGTTGTTCCACAGGTTGCAGCCGATCCTGTAACAGGTGAAAATCGTGGTGGATTTTGGCAGGGTCCAGGAACTACAACTTATGATTCCAATTCTGGAACTTTTACAATGACAGACAATAGAACAGTCGTAAATTCAATTTCTGAAAAAGAAAATGGAGAAACTGTTACTTCATCTGCAACAATTAATGGTGGAGCAACAACACAATTTAAATACTCAGATACTATTGGCGACAACTTATTTACAAGACTTGGCTTTGCATATGGCTATAAAGAAGAAACTTCTGCTTCTGTTTCTGTAAATAAAAATAACATTACTGAGTCTTTAGATTTTGGAAATAGACAAACAGGTGTTCAGATTCAAGAGTCTGTACAGAATTCTGGACTACAGTTGCTCAACTCTAAAATTCAAACATTAATTTCTTTGCTTGGTGGTTGGGTTAAATAATATAAGTGTTGCGAAAGTAACTCAATGGTAGAGTACTACCTTGCCAAGGTAGATGTTGCGAGTTCAAATCTCGTCTTTCGCTCCATGCCCTCATGGTCTAGTGGTTATGACACCACCCTTTCACGGTGGCAACAGGGGTTCAATTCCCCTTGGGGGTACGACTTGTGATATCCTTTTATTATGAATAAAAAATTTTTAATGTATCCAACAAGAAATTTTTCTTTTAATTTAAAAAATGATGAAATTTTTTTTGAAAAAATTCCAAGGTCAAAAGTTTCTGAATATTCAAATTGGCCTGAAAAATTTAAAAAAGAGAATGAGTGTGTTCCATTAGAAGAAATAAATTTTTTGGGGTTTAGATCAGATAATTTTATAAAAACACACAAAGGTCTGCATATTTTGTTTACTGGATGTTCAGAAACATGGGGGTACTCTTTACTTAAAAAAGAGATGTGGTCAAATATTTTATATAAAAAAATACACAATAAAGAAGAATGCTCTGGATATTTTAATTTATCAATTGCAGGAACTTCAATTTTGGGTCAAGTAACAAATATGTTCAAATATTTTAGCGAATACGGAAACCCAGATATCATATTTTTTAATATGCCAGATTTAACAAGATTTTACAGTTATGAAGATAGACTAATTGATTCTGAATATAATGATGAGTCAATCCCAGTTTTAGGATTATTGGTTTACCAGTATTACCTAATGTTAGAACAATATTGCAATTCAAACAACATAAAATTATATTCTTTTTCTTGGAGTAAAAATACAGAAAATCAATTGTCGGATAATTTTAAAAAAACATTTTATAAAATAAATGAAGACAATCTTTTAAGTTTTGTTTATGAGCATAAAAAAGAAAATAAAAGTCAATATGCAATATACGCCAGAGATGGACTTCATTTTGGAACAGGATTTAATGAGTACTGGGCTAATTTTATGCATAAAAAATACTTAAATAATTAGCCCACAATAGAAATATGATATAATTATTATGTATCTGCCAATTGGGGATACAATAACTTATTCGCTTGAAAGGGGAATAAAATGGTAACACAGTTTGCAATGGATCTATTCAATGATCCTTTTTTTATTGGGTTTAACAGAGAGTTAGGCCGTTTAAATACAGCACATAAAGTAAATTCACAATCGTATCCTCCGTATGATCTTCTGAAACTAGATGAAGATACATACCGTTTATCCGTTGCTATCGCAGGATTTACTAAAGAAGATATTAATGTTTCAGTAGATAATGGAACCCTTGTAATTAAAGGTGAAATTATTGAGGTCACAGATGCTGAAATAGTTCACAAAGGAATTGCTGGTCGTAAGTTTGTACGATCTTTTGCTCTTGGTGAATATATGGAAGTCTCTAGTGCAGAACTAAAAGACGGAATGCTGACAATTAATATTGTTCGTGTTATTCCTGAAGACAAAAAACCTAAAGTAATTAAAATAAAATAAAACAACAACAACCTAGGCATGTTGCAAAACTGCCTATTATTTGATATACTTGTAGTAGAATTTAAGGAGAGTTTATGCCTAGGTACGACTACAAATGCTCTATTTGTTCCTCACAAATTGAATTTGAAAAATCAATCGGTGATGATAGAGATCCAGTATGCTGTAGTGAGTCTATGCAAAAGTTATGGAGTGCTCCTGCTGCAATTTTTAACGGTAGCGGATTTTATTCAACCGACAACAGAAAGTAGATGTATAATAATACTATGACTAACATTGTTCAAGAACATCCAAGCGTAGTTTCAAAAAAATATATTCTAAATGCCAATGATCGTTGTGATAAATGTCAAGCACAAGCCTTAATTAGAGTTAAAGGTTTATCTGGAGAATTAACATTCTGCAATCATCATTACGAAAACATAATGAACAATCCCGAATCACACAATAAGATGATGGCTTTCTTAGTAGAAGTTCTTGATGAACGTGAAAAACTTATTAAAGACAAGCCAATAGGGGGCGTATGATGTATGAGTATTTTGTTGAAGAAGTAAAAACTGTTGTTGATGGAGATACAATTGACGTTGTTATTGATTTAGGGTTTGATATTTTGTTTGCATCTCGTGTTCGTTTGGCTGGAATTGATACTCCAGAATCACGCACAACAGATAAAGCAGAAAAAATTCTTGGCCTTGAGGCTAAAGAATATTTAAAGAAACAACTTAAAGATGCAAAATCTGTTGTTATTCGTACAGAAAAAATGAATTCATCTGAAAAATATGGACGTATTCTTGGCTGGGTATACATTAATGGAGAGTCTGAATCAGTTAATAATAAAATGATTAATGATGGTTATGCTTGGGGCTACCTTGGTGAAACTAAAATTAAAGATTTTGAAGCGCTTAAAAAGGCTAGAACAAAACCTTCTAAATAAAAATGAATAATAAAGTTTTTAATAATAATGAGTGGAACGATTCATTTAGAAATTTTATTGGATTGCCAAGACCATTTTCTAAAGTTTTAAAAAAACATCGCATTAATCAAAAACTTTCTGCAAAGGTTCCTATCCCGTGGCAATCAGCAGCAAAAAATGATGAAAGTAGTTTTTTGAGAATAATACAAGAAAATGAAGACACTGTTTATTATAAAAGTTTATGTTCCTATTGTGGAATAACAATAAAAAATGAAGAAAATGTTACTAGATGGAAAAATCCAGACATAAATAAAATAAAACATGACGGAAACTTTGTTTTATCTGATATACACCCATTACATTTAGAGTGTATGAAACAAACGAGAATGTATTGTCCAGGTATGAGAAAAAGAAGTGAAAAAGAATTTGAGTATGGGTTGTATTTAGATTTAAAAAAAAATTCAGAAAAAGAAAAAAGGATTATTCTTGAAATGATTATAACAAATTTAGTTAATGTTTTTTATTTTACTGCTGATTGGTGCCAACCATGTAAAAATATCAAACCTATAATAAATGAAATAAATAGAGATAAGCCTGGGTTAAAATTTCATATGATTGATGCAGACATAGAACAAGAGTTGGTCCAAAGATTTAAAATTCAATCTTTACCAACCTTTATAATCATTAATCAAGGTAAAGAAATACAAAGGCTAACGGGGTCACAAACAAAAGAAAAATTGCAAGAGTTTTTAACTTTTGCTGAAACGGGGAACCATGAAGAAATTGTTCAAAAGGATCTTTAATCCAGATGGGAAAAGCATGAGTTTAGATGAAAATGAAATGATTGAAAAATTAATCCTTGAAGGAGCGCTTGAGGTTGCTGGTGTTGATTCTGAAGATGGATCATTACTATATTCATTTACCTCCAAAATTGAACAGGTAATGCCAGAACTTTATCATGACCATCTTAATAGAGTTAATGCTGAAATACTTTCATTATGGGAAAGAGGCTATGTAGACATAGACTTCTTAGCAAAAGAGCCAATAGTGACAATTACAAATAAGTCTTTTGATCCTGTAGAAATGTCAAAACTACGTAAGCAAGACGTTTGGGCTATAGAAGAACTCAAACGCCTAACTCGTAAAAAATAACTCTGATATAATCAGTATATAACTTAGGAGGGTTTGATATGCCATATCATGTAGGCGCTAAAGGATCATATGGGTGTTCAGGCTACCCTGCTTTAAAAGACGATGGAACAGTAATGGGTTGTCATAAAACTAAGGGCGCTGCTGCTCGTCAAATTTATGCTATTAATATTAGTGAAGGAAATATTGGTAAGGCAATGGTAAAAGAAGGCGACATGGTTATGGCGCCAAATGATGATGAAGTTTATGTTGGTCGTGTTATTCACGTAATGACGGAAGGAATGCTTGGCTTTCCTGGATCAGAGTATGCACTTGCTGCATCTCCACAAGAACCAGCAATACTAATTCAACTTTTTGAAATGGAAGAAGGCGGATTAAAAGAAACAGAATATTTTGTTGGTATGAAAGCATCCGAAGTTATGGCTATGCCATCTTTAGAATCAAACATTGGCATGGATAAAATGATAGAAGAAATAAAAACAAACACAATAAGCAAAAGTTATTATTCAGATAATGAAGAAGAAGATAAATGGGACAATATGGAAAAAGCATGTTGGGTTGGATATGAACAACGTGGTATGAAACAAAAAGGTGGACGCATGGTTCCTAATTGTGTTCCTGTTGGCAAACTAAAAGAAATGGATGACGATATGGCAAAAGCAAAACCAAAATATGAAGATTTTATTAAACCAAGAAGTGGTGGTAGTGAACCATCTAATCCAAAACTTTATGCAGCAGTTGTACAAGCAGCAAAAGATAAGTTTGATGTTTATCCATCTGCCGTTGCTAACTCTTGGGTAGTTCAAGAATATAAGCGTCGTGGTGGCACATACAAGTCAGAGTCAAAATCTACAACAAAAAGTATCTGGGGCGGAGCATTTGATCCTCTGACATTTGAAAAATAATGTCTAAAAAATCTTCAGGATCTTTTTTTAAAAACTATGCATTTAATCCATTGCAAATAAAAAATGGAAGAATAGTTCGTTTAAGAAAAGACGGTAGTGTTAAGGCGGATCTTGGTCCGTATCCAAAAATAAAAAAGGGGGCTAGCAATGGCAAATAAAGAACAAAAGGGAAATACTAATAAAAAGAAAGAGCCAAAGATGACTCTTAAAGAAAAACGTGCTGCCAAACAAGAAAAGAAGAAATCAAAATGAGTACATTTTATTTCTTACATTCATTAGCAATAGGCTTGTTAATGATTGGTTCATTTTTTTGGGGTAAGGCTTATGAAAAAAACAAGGTAAAACAAAATGGCTGATACATACACTCCTACATCTGGTATGAAGGCTGCTGCTCGTCGTGCTTTAAAATGGAAAGCAGATGGCAAGGCTAAAGGAGCAGGAACTCCAGTAGGCTGGGGTCGTGCAACTGATATTATAAACGGATCCGCAATGTCTCTTAGTACTGTTAAAAGAATGTATTCTTTTTTCTCACGTCACGAGGTAGATAAAAAAGGTAAGGGATTTTACGATGGTCCAGAGTTTCCGTCCAATGGAAGAATTATGTGGGATGCTTGGGGTGGAGATGCAGGATTTTCATGGAGCCGTGCAATTACACAAAGAGAAAAGAAAAAACTAGAAAAGGTTTGGCAGGGAACTGCCTTTGATCTAAGAAAGTAGGGGGCGATGGAAAATTTAGAAAAAAATGAACTACTTCAACTGATAAGATTTTATAAGCAAAAACTATCTGACGTAGAACTAGAATCATTAAAACTACAACTTGAGGTTAATAAACTTAACTCTATGGTTTTAAGTTTAAGCCAAGAACCAGTCAAAAAAACTAAATAGCATGGAATATTTATTAGTTGTAGGCTTGACATTGTTGTCTTATTGGTCTATAATTAAAATATCAAACAAAAGAAGAATGATATTTTTAAACAAGAATAAATATAGACAAAGTTCTATTTTTGAAATGGTTAAAGATGTTGTTCCAAAACAAAGGTTTGATAAGCCTAAAGTTATAACGCAGTCTCAAAGACATATTCAAAAAAATATGCTAAGGGTCGTAATAGCAGACGGAAGTGCATACTGGATATTAAATAATGTTTTTTATACTGCAAATGCTATAAATGGCAGGGTAGATGAAGAAACAATAAAACCATTAGATATTGAAAATATGCCAACAAAAGAACTAGACAAGATGTTATCAATACTTGATGACTTAAAACAAGGGGTAGGACCAAATGATAGTAGCAGTACAGGGAACAAAGGAATTTAACGACTATAACGTATTCCTTCGTGCCATGAGCGTTGCTCTATCTGGCATGAAAGATGGAGATAATGATTTTATTATTTACTCCGCTGGCCCATCAAGAATAAATCACTTTGTTTCAGAGTTCTCTAATTTATCGGAACGAGGAATGAAAGCAAGAGGCAAAAAAATTAAGTTTTATAATGCTGCGCCAATATGGTTGAGTGAAAATATAAATCAAATTAATTACTTTGCTTTTTTAAGTCGTCCAAAAGAATCAAAATCAAAATTAGTTTTAGTTGCAGAAGCCAACAACATTGATGTTGGTCTTTTTAGGTATTAGGAGAATAAAATGATTATTAGAAGTTTAAATACAATGGAAAAAATTATAAATAAAAATAAAAACCTGTTGTGGCGTGGTTGGGATGTAATTGATTTAAAAGAATCAGACACTGCAAAAACATCTCCTATGGGCATTAGAGTAAAAGATAAATGGTATTTGCATAGAATCTATAAACCTGGTCGTAATGGTTGGGATATACCAAATAAGTATAAGGATTAATCTTGAAACAGCATTTATGGAAAGACGAAGCCTTATGTTTAGGAATGGAAAATAATGCATTTTTTGATAAATATGAAGATCACGAAGGATCTAGAAGAGACGTTGACGCACTTTGTAAGCAATGTCCAGTAAAAAAGATATGCTTTGCAAACGGTATATCTGGAAAAGAGTGGGGCGTCTGGGGTGGAGTATACTTAGAGGGTGGAGAAGTTTCAAGAGAATTTAATAAGCATAAAACTAAACAAGACTGGTCAAATACTTGGCAAGCACTAACAATGGAGTAATGATGATTATACAAATAATTGGACTACCTGGCTCTGGAAAAACGGAATTAGCAAAAGCCCTTAAAGAACGTATTAATGCTATTCATTTTAATGCAGATGAGGTACGTGCTACAGTAAATTCTGATCTTGGATTTACCCCAGAAAATCGCATAGAGCAGGCACGACGCATGGGAGAAATGGCAAGACTTATTGCCAACCAAGGAGTTGCCCCAGTAATTGTAGATTTTGTTTGTCCAACAGATGCGACAAGGGAAGCATTTGGTAAACCAGATATTCTAATTTTTATGGATACAATTAAAGAAGGCAGATTTAAAGATACAAATAAAATGTTTGTAGCACCAAAAGAATTTGACTTCATGTTTTCTGATCATGAAAAAGATTCATACGAAAAAGCAAGTTTAATTATTTCTTTGTTTGAACTACATGATTGGTCTGCACCAACAACACTTATGCTTGGTCGCTATCAACCATGGCATGAAGGGCATCATGCTTTGTATTTACAGGCTGGAATGAGAACAAATCAAGTGCTACTTGGAGTACGTAATACATATAATACTAGCGAAAAAGATCCACTTACATTTGACGAAGTAAAGGGTTATATTGCTAAAGATGAGTTTATGAAAGATGCAATGGTATTACGTTTGCCAAACATTACCAACATTGTATATGGTCGTGATGTAGGATATAAAATTGAACAAGTAGATTTGGGGGCAGACATTCATGCTATTTCTGCTACGCAAAAACGCAAGGAATTGGGAATATAGATTATGAATACATTAATCGCTCTTATAATATCGTTTGTATTTGCTGGGGTCATGGTTTATGCTATAGAAAAGAAGTTTGGAAGATTAGACGATAGTGACATAAATCTATGACAGTAACTAAAGCACGATCATTTGCTAAGGCACTAAGTTATCGTATATGGGGAACACTATCTTCTGTTGCAGTTGCCTATGTTATAACAAAAAACGCTTCACTTTCTGTAACGATTGCATTTTGGGAAACAGTTGTTAAAGTATTTATTTATTACGCACATGAACGTGGATGGAATTATATTCAATGGGGTAGAAAGTAATGTATACGAACGAAATGCGTAGGGCTGTGCATTCAATTATACCTCCTAAAGGATTTGGCGTAGAGATTATTGACAACGAACACTTTCTTACTATAAAATTAGATGAATATAAATTTTTAAAAATGTTACATGATGAAAAAATGGCAGCACTTCAGTATGTAGTACAACTAAAGAATGCACTAGAAATAAACGGTGCTATCGTTTTAGTAACTAGGGAGGCAGTAAAATGATAAAGCAGATTGGCCTGTTTTTTATTTGTAAGATTAAATCACATAGTCTTGTTGACGCTGGCTCTTGTCCGTTTACTGGTAAGAATTATGCAGCGTGTCTAAGATGTGGAGCAACAATAACAAAATGAAAAAGAAAATAATTATATTAATATTATCAGCAATATCTATTTTTATTGCAATTAATTTATTTTTTGCCTCAAGGCTTAGTCGGTTATCAGACTTAGATTTATTTGACATTGAGGAAGATGACTTTTAATGCTGGACAGAATGAGGTACAATAGATAGTATGGAAATGATCCTTTTGATATTTTTTGCTACCCTGTCTTTTTCCTTTGGACTATCCTATTGGGCTACCTTTGATAAATTAAAAAAATCTAATCTACTATTGGCTGAACTTTTTATAAAAACCAGGGCACTTGAAGAATTAAACTCTCAAGTAAACAACGGCATTAGTATGTCTGACGACACAATACATAAAGAAAACTTTATAAAGTTTCTATCTGACTCAAGAGATTGGGCTTTTGAGTACATTGAAAAGTCACAGCAAACCATTAAAGAGGTTTCAGATGAATTAAGAATAAAAGGTTTGGACAATTATTCTGAAAAACTTTTAGCCCTTTTACCAGAAACAAATCAAGAAAAAAGATAATATGAGAGAGATTCTATTATCAACTATTACAGGCTTTGGATGTGGTATTGTATTTGCTGCATTCAAATTACCAATTCCAGCACCACCAGTTTTTGCGGGAGTCGCAGGAATTATTGGTCTATGGATTGGTTTTACAACAATAACAAAAGTTATATCCTAGGAGGAATAATGAATAACCTATTAAACGATAAGACAAAGGCAATGCTGGCATCATACGGACGATCTGTCCTTGGTTCAGTAATTGCACTTTACATGGCTGGCGTAACAGATCCAAAGGATCTATGGGCTGCACTAGTTGCTGCTCTAGCGCCCGTTGCATTGAGAGCGCTCAATCCTAATGACAAAGCGTTTGGCGTATTACCAGATACTGGTATTATTTCAGATGCTCTTGGTAAGATTGTGCCTGTTAAAAGTGCACCAAAAAAGAAGGCTGCTAAGAAAAAGTAGTTTAATTATAGAAAATGGGTCTGGTTTTATTCTAGGCCCATTTTTTAATTAAGGAGTTTAATGAAACAAAACTGGGCTAATGCATGGCAAGCAACAACAATGGAATAAAAAATGATTTATTCACCAGACCATAAGTTTCTATTGTTAAAAAATCATAAGGTTGGCTCAAGTTCTCTTGAGGTAGAAGTTTCATGTGTTGTTCCAGAAAATGCAATAGTAACTACATTAGACCCTTCAAATCCAAGGCATTTTCCTAGAAATTATAATGGAGGATTTTATCATCATATGACTTATACAGAGGTAAGTAATAAAATTAATTTAGATGATGTTAAATCTTATATTTTTATTAGGCACCCATACAGCACTGTTCTCTCTCACTTTTTTTATTGTTTACAATTAAATAACACAAAATTACATTTAAATAATTTAAAAAATCAAGTAGATGACTATTTTAATTCAACTTCAAATAAACATTGGGAAAAATTTTTAAGAAGCACAAAAGAGATATATACCACAAACAATGAAAATCCTAAAATTATGGTTAGCGATGTTTTAAGATATGAGTTAGGTATAGAAAACGAAATAAATAAAGTTCTTTCTGTAAGCGGAATTAATAATATAAAAATGAATACATTTGAAAAAAAATATAGGCCAGATCATCTTACAATTCACAATGTTTTTAATGATGATCATTTAGAAAAAATATATAATGAATGGTCTTGGGAATTCAAAACGTTTGGATATAAAGAGTAATGCATAAAAATAATATAAAAAAATTGTTAATTGTAATGCCATTATATAATGATGAATTGTATGTTGAAAGAGCAATCAATAGTATACTTAATCAAACCTTTAAAAATTTTGAACTATGCATAGTTAATGATTGTTCAATAGATAATTCTTTAAATAAAATAGAAAAATACTTATCAAATTCTAGAGTTAGACTAATTAATAACAACAAAAATATGGGTGCCTATTATTCTAGAAATGTTGGACTCCAGTTATTAAAAAAAGAAAATTTTGATATGTACACTATTCACGATGCAGATGACTTTTCTGATTCAACAAGATTTGAAAAAATGGCTAACGTTTTAGAAAATAAAAATATTTTAGCAGTAGAAGATTTTGAGTTAAGGATTGGAGGTATGCCCCCAAAGTGGTTAATAGAATTAGGAAAAACAATGCCAAATCATGCTCATGCATTTTTTAGTAAAAAAGTTTTTGATATATTGGGTTATTTTGATAATTCTAAATTTGGAGCAGACACAGAATATTGGCATAGACTGTTAAGATATATAAAAATAAATTCAAACCAATCTGTCTTTAGGGTTGAAGAATTATTGTATTATGCACAACTTACAGGAGACAACTTAGTTATTCAACATCAAGAAAACGTTAGAGATTTATATTTTAAAAAATACACGGAGGGAATTAATAAGATGGTAGATATTAAAGATTTTTATAAACCATTTTTTATAAATTAATTAAATGGATTTTGTTTATATTTGCAAAGAAGGCATTAATGAAGAATTAAAGTATTCTATTAGGTCTGTTGTTGAAAGTTTTCCAGAAGCAAGCGTATGGCTTGTTGGTGGTAAGCCTGACTGGTATATAGGAAATTATATAGAAGTAGAACAAAAAGAATCAAAGTATAAGAATGCTGTAAAAAATTTACAAACAATTTGTTCTTCACAAGAAATATCAGAATCGTTTATTTTAATGAATGATGACTTTTATATTATTAAAAAAATAAACAAAATAGAAAATTTTCATAGTGGCTTTCTGTTAGATAAAATAAATCTATATCAAAAACTTAACGGCAACTCTCAGTACACCAGAAAACTCTCAGGCACGTATAAAAAACTTAAAGCATTAGGATTTGAAAATCCCTTAGATTATGAACTCCACGTTCCCATGATTATGGAAAAAGAAAAATTAAAAATAGTGCTAGAACTTTTAGATCAATTTTTATGGAGATCTATATACGGTAACAAGTTTAATGTTGGTGGCACACAAATGGAGGACGTCAAAGTTTATAATTCTGGACCATTAGTTCTTAAGTCTTATAATTTAAACATAGATGATCACACTTATTTGTCTAGTGCAGATAGTTCATTTAATAGTATATTTAATAAAATACTTAAGTTTAAGTTTGATAAAAAAACTAAATTTGAGCAATAAGTTCTAGGTATTTATTTTTTAATATTGTTGGTGCAAAGTTATTAAATCCTAAATCATAGGCTTGTTGCTTATAGTTAGTTTTATCATTGATAGACATATACTTGTCAATTGTTTGCGCTAACAAAACATTGTTTGCTTCAAACAAATTAATTCTAACCTTTGTTCTAATTGTTCCTATAGAGTCTGATTCAACTAACCAATCTTGTGGCAAGATCTGATTATTAGGTGAAACATTTGTCATAAAAACGGGAAGACCAGAAAGCAAAGCCTCATTCATTGGTAAACATAGTCCTGCATATCGTCTTGGCAATATCATAGCATCAAAGCCATCATACATATCTTCCCTATTTTCTGGGTTGCCAATTTCAATCTTTAGTCTTGAGTCTGTTACATTAGTTACTATTTCACTTTGACTTCTAATAACTAATTCATAATCTGCTTTAGAGTGCTTTAGCATATTTATTACGGTTTCAGTACCGTTTCTATCTTTGGCTGCCTTCTTTCCAGCAATGTGTAATAGTCTATTATGTGATTTAGAAATGTTATTATTTTTTGCAGTTGCGAATAACTCAGGAGTAGTTGGAGGTGGAAGATGAATTACCTTTGTCCTATCTCCAAACATACTTTGAATTGTTTCAATTTGCCATAAACTGGGAGATAGTAAGACGTTTGGTAATGGCAGTTCTGGGTTTGCTAAATGACCAAACAGTTCATAATTATACTGAAGAATGGTTTTTACTCCCCGTCTATTTGCAAACCTTATAAAGTTTTGATCGTAAAAAGTTTCACAACTTAATACAACGTCTACATCTCCTAAAAACATTTTAATCTGTTGAACAGAGGGAAAACCCTGTGTCTTAATACAACTGTATTGGTCATACCACTCTGGGTGTTGCTTATTTTTATTAAACGGGGTAGAATCAATTAAAAGAATCTTATCAGGACTAAGCATATTAACTAACTCTCTAGTCTGATTACCAAGGCCAGTGTTATCTGATCTTGCTATAATTCCTAGTCTCATTCTTTATACCCCCAAGTTGCATCATCAGAAGTATACTTTCTTGTGCCTTGACGACCATCTAAGTGATAAGAGCGTTTGATATTGCCTTCAGGATGATATATCCAGAGTTTGTGCATATCCCATCCTTCTTGATTAAATACTTCATATGGAGATATATCATCTTGAATTGCTCCATGAAAAGTATCTTCTATAAAAAATTTATCTTTACATCTTGGAAGTACAATGTCTTTGTAATATTTTTTTCTACTTAGGTGTGGTCGCTGACTCCATTGAATGGTTTTCATAAAGCCATCTTCTAAACCAAACATAAGGTGTTCGTGATCTTTTGGAATAAAAGATTCATAATGAAAACGAATAGTGTTTGCTTTATTGTATTCAAACATATCCAAGCACTTATTCCAATCTATTGGTATATCTGGAGTTAAAGGAGCATCGCCTTCAATATAAAGTAACAGAGGTGTTTTAACTTCAGTAATTGTTTGACGCATCATGTTGGTTTGATGACTATGCTCTTTAAATATAAATGGTAATATGTTTTTATCTTCATGTAAACACTTCCACAAAATGCGATTTTTATATTCATCGTAATTTTTTTTACGATCTTTTTGTTCTTCCCTAAGACCATCTATTTGCATAATAATTTCATTGTCTGGAAAATGGACACGAATATCACTAATGGTTTGATCTATCATTTTTGTGCTTGGGTGATCTGTAATTACAGAAGTAGCCATGACAATTGTTATATCTCTTTTATGCATTTATTTGCCTCATTAATTCATTAAACAAATCTCTTTTATATTTAATCCACCAACAGACAATTTGATGCATTTCAGATGTATAGTTATTTAATAATTCAGGTAGCAAGCCAGATAAGTTTTGCCAATTTTCAACAGTCTTTATTGAGTGCTCACCTTGAAACAAAAAATTAAAAAAATTTGTGTTCTGCATTTTTGAATCTAACTTATCTCCTATAGGCAAACAAAGCATTTCAATTGCCTCATAAAATCTAAATGAATCAATGACCATTGCTCCACTAGGGCAAGGAACAATTTTTGATAAAAACATTTTATCGTAATATGATTTCGGACTTAAGCCTTCTGCAAAACCAGTAGTTGGATTATAAAAAGAGTTTGGTATGTCAAGCATAACAGTTGCAAGTTCTTGCCTTCTTTGATGAGTTATTTGTCCTGAAAAAAATACATCATAAGATTTATCTTGATACTCTGGTAAATTATTTGATAGATGTTGTGGAACACCTAATGCTAACTTATTATATTGTGAGTGTTTTCTATGTGGGTATTGAATCCAAATCTCAATATTGCTATGCTCTATCTTATCAACTTTAAAAGTAGCGCTTTCATCTCCAGTAATAAATAAAACTACCCTACCTATTTTACTTAACTCTTCAGATATTTGATCTTCAAAGTCTACATTTTGTGGTCCAGGAATGACAACAAAGGCTCTATCTACATTGGGCAAAGTTGTTACTCTGTCTGGTTTAATCTTGTTTTTATTAAAAAATTGTTTTAATAAACCGTAATCCCATTTATCAGCAGCACAGTCTTCTTGTTTAACTGAATAAAGATATGCCTTAATATCGTTCATAAAATAAGTGTACCTCATGCTGGTAGTCAAGTAAGGTTTCTTTGTAGCCAATACCTTTAATAAACTGCCTTAAATCATACAAATATTCTTTCCAATACATCATCATAAATTCTGGGTGTCCAGATAGCCAAATCTTAGGTTTATGCTCTCTAAGGACCTTCTCAGCCCCTCCTAGGACCCTCCACTCACTACCCTCAACATCAAGAGATATTGCTGTTGGTGGCTTCATTCCTTTTTTATAAACAAGACTATCAATCTTTGTTTGACCATACTTGTCTGCTTCATACTGCAGTTCTTTAAATCCATGCGCTGGTTCAATAGGTGCGTTAGCCTCTGGCGGAAACCCATTATAGTAAATACGTGCAAGGTTGTTGTCCTTATCAGATGCAAATCCAGGAATACAGGCTAATGGCATTTCTAAATTATTAGCGCTCCAAAGCAAAGGAAAGTGTGACCAAACTTTTGGATTAGGTTCAAACAAAACAACCTCTGCACCCCACATTTGACATAAAGCAGGCATCTCTCCTTCTTCTGCACCAACATAATACATAACATCTCCAGATGAAATATTTTCTGACATATGCTTTAGCCTTGGTTTTTCCCAACCATGTGGCTGATACCAGTCTGGTCTATCTGCACGATGTTTTGGTAACATTATTTCAAATTCACCGTTAATAGTAGCCTTAATCATTTTAGTCATTTTGTATCCAATTTTTAAGAGATATTTTTGGAGTCCAACCAGTTAGATCTTTAAACTTGGCATTAGATGCAAGAGTTTCTTGCACTTCACCAATTCTTGGCGGGATAAATCTAATATCATTTGAGATCATATTAGCAATATCAAGTATAGCGTAGTTACTTCCATACCCAATGTTATATACTTCACCAAACCCATTTTCAACCTCAGATGCAAGAATGTTTGCTTCTATTACGTCTGATATATGAGTAAAGTCTCTGCGCTGAGAACCATCGCCAACTATCGTTAATGGTTTTGACTCATGATGTTGTTTTAAGAATAGTCCTATTACTGGTGCATATTGACCTTTTAATGGTTGTCTATCTCCATAAACATTAAAGTATCTAAGGGATATGGTCTTTAATCCATAAAGGTTATAATAAACTCTTGCAAGGTTTTCACCAAAAACTTTAGCAGCAGAGTATGGAGTTAGTGGATCAGGCGATTGAGTTTCTTGGTTTGGAAGTAAGGCCCTTTTTCCATAAGAAGAAGATGTGCTTGAATAGATTAATCTATCTACAATATTAACTCTACAAAGTTCAAGAACATTGGCTGTTCCTACTGCGTTTGATTGAATAGATTTTTTAGGATTTAGTATTGCTGGCTGTATTCTTGCATCGGATGCAACGTGAAATACGCAATCAATATCTTTAAATAGTGGGGCAATCAGATCATAATCACAGATATCATATTTATAGTTTTGTGCTTTATCATTCCAATAGAATTGTTCGTGACATTCTGCAGACTCATCATCAATACAAATAACATCGTGACCAAGACTGATTAACTTATCAACAAGGTTTGATCCAATGAAACCAGCACCACCAGTAACTAAATATTTCATTTTATGTTTAAAGTTTCTAATATTGTGGACCATCTATGGACGTAAGTATGTTCTTTCTTTGTTCTTTCATGTCCATTAAGTCTGATTGTTTCTCTTGATACACCGTCCAATAAATACTTATCTATCTTATTTTTTAGATCTTCAAGGTTACCGTGTTCATAAAATACAATTTCATTTTCATCTTTAAAGTATTCTTCAAGTCCTTTAATGCGAGGGTAGATAGTAAACCCACCACGACCAGTACTCTCAAACAACCTATCACTAGTGTAGTAAGGATATTTAAAATTAATGTTTAAACTATCACCTATTGCTACCTTGCTTTTAGCATAGATACGGTTTAACGCATCTCCACGTACAGTTCCAGTGTCCCCATCTCCACCAACGTGTAAGAATCTTTTGCCATAGGTTTTTCTTAAAAAGTCTATTAATTCTGGACGGTATTTATGTTCATGATGGTAACCCTTACTACCAACAAAGATAATATCGTTTTCAAAGTTGTGTGGATCATACTCTTCATGGATATAACATTCTTTATCATATACTCCAGCAGGTAAGAAGTGTCCTTTAACTTGTGTGTTTTCATTAAACCAATCACACATTAACTTATCTGTAGCAAAGAAGTGACCAATGTTTGTGTAGAAGTCATCATTCTTTAAATCTTTTTCACGTTCAATTCCAAACCATAAATCTAAATGATAGGTCATGGTTGGTATGCCAGCAGCCTTTAATTCTTTTAATACATCTGTCATAGACCTAGATCCTGGAGTCTGCCATCTATGTGTGTGTACCCATATGAATAGATCAGAGTTTAATGCTGCACTTAATATTTCTGTGCTATCCGTTTTTTTCTCTTGCAACTTTTGCACGGTATGCCCAAGAGATTCTAAAGATTTAGCATGATGATTCTCACTACTATAAGATACCTCAAAGTTACCAAGAAAAACTATGTTAGCCATCTATTTGTTCGTTCTGCCCTCTAGCAATTGCAGCAGATGCTTCAAACGCCCTTTGTGTTCTACGAGACTTTAAAAAGCCTTTTGATTTCCAAAGTGGAATAGTTGCTTCAATGTCTCTGGCTATCTGCTCTCTTATTTCTTTAACAGTAAAAACAACAAAGTTCCAGACATCTTCTTTTTGTTTATCATTAAGTTCGTCAGTCCAGTTAGTCATCTTCTTCTTCAAATTCTTTTAAAGCAGCAGAATTGGTATAGCAATTAAAGCAGTCTCCATTAACAAGTTTGCTGCCACATAAATTGCAAAACATCAATTTTAGTTTTCTTTTTTATGTGGATTTAAATGATTATTTTTTATATTTTTAGATTCATGCAAAACTTTATAATCACAAACAGTGCAAAATTCTAAAATATCTCCGTCGTCAAAAAATTTTAGTTCTAATTTACAATCTCCACTGCTATTCCTACATTTCATTTTTTCCCCTGTCGGTATTTTTTTAATGACTAAATAAGTATATCATTAATTTGCTTAGCAAATCAACATTTTTTAATCTTTTCTGGCAATCTTTGCAGCAAGAATTCTCATACCAACTGCATTTGTATGACTTTGATCAATATCAATAGCCTCAATTTCCTTGGCTATTTGTTCACGTATTTGTTTTTCGTCCATGTTATTTTTCTATAGACTTACACAATTTGTCAAAATTAGTAATTGAAAAAATCTTTAAATTCATTGCAGCAGTAATTGCTTCAACATTTTTACTAGTTAGTGCAATTTTTGTATTTTTTTCTGCTGTAATCCAAGAGGCAATAGTTGTTTTAATTTTGCCAGTTGTAGATTTTTGTTTTGCAGCAAGCATACCTATGTTTAAATCTATCTCTTTTAAAACATCTTGATCACTTGCTAGCCCATTGGACCACTCAGACATTACCTCTGATTCATACTTTATCTTAATGCTTTTACAAGAAGCCTTGTTGTTTTTAGTGTTTAATGACTTTGCTGCTGCGTGAGCAGATGCAGTAGGAATTAATAGCGATATTAATAAAGAAGTTATAATTATTTTTTTCATATTATAAGTATATCCTATTCAAGTTATTTTGTAAAGTTATGGTTATTTTTAATAATTGGATCAAGTCTATCCCAGTGCCCCGCAGAACTTCCTTGATATATTTCTCCAGTTTCTCTATCTATGAGCAACCATTTATCTGGACATTTGGTATGAACAATTAAATCAATAGGCTTGTCAAACTCTTCAAACTGTTTTATTTTTTTCATTTATGCTCTTTCATATGATTATATAAAGTTTGATATGCCATAGAAGACCTTATTTGAATTTGCACCTTGCATACCTCGCAAACAACAAACCTATTGGCTGACATATAAACCCAGTATATCAAATTTTGAGCGGTACGTCAAGGCACAATGATATACTAGAACCTGTATGTGCCCAAACTGTAATAATTCGCTAATCCCAATCCTTTATGGATACTCAAGTAAAAAGTACTTAGATATGCATAAAGAAGGTTTAATATTTTTAATATCTACTACATATCATACAAAAGACAGCCCAACATCTTATTGTAAAAAATGTACTAAAAGTTTTAATATTAAGTTAAATAATAAACTTTAATCGTATTTTTTACGTGTCCAAAAGTTTTTTTGATACCAACCATAAATTAAAGATGTTGCTTTTTTAGTATTTACATCAGATTCTTTTAATAATCCATTTTCTTTTTTTGATGACCAACTTTGATTATAAAATGGTATAACTTGAACAATTGGAGTGCCTTGAGGAATTATTCCTTCAAAATCTTTTTTAATGTAAAATGGTACATTTCCATTATATAATGTAGTATATCCTCCATCAATTATTCCACTTAATGTTGTAAATGGTAAATCGTATCTGTTTAATGGATGAGTTAATAGCATGCTATATTTTTTTGGTACAACAAAAGAACAACCAAGTTTCCAAGTAAATTCAATATTAAAATGATTAAAAGGTACAAGGTTTGAGTCTGAAGGACTTTCTCTCCAAGATGGAGCATATTTGCTTTCTATTTTCCAACTAATTTCTGGTTTATTATCTTTATTTTTTGTAACAAATAAATCGTAAGGAAGGGTAACCAGATATCCAGTAGTTAAAGAGTCTAAAAATGGCATACAGTGTTTAACTGTAACATTGAATCCTTCTCCAACGGTAAACATTTCGTTGTTTTTCCATTTTGGCTTTTTTTTATACCAATCTGGAATATTTTTTTTTGCAGTAATAAAAACATCATTGTAGAAATTAGCAGCAGACTCGTACTTTATTGTTGGTTTTTTTTTAAACACAATGGCAACACCTTAATTTATATTTTGTAAAATTTATTTTATTCATATTTTTTACGTGTCCAAAAAGTTTTTTTATACCACCCATAAATTAAAGAAGATGTTTTTAAATTATGTTCGTTAGATTTATCTAATAATTCTTTTGTTTTTTTATGTGTCCAGTTTTCTTGACGATATGGGATTAGTTGGATTATTGGCGTTCCTTGTGGAATTACTCCCTCAAAATTTTCTTTAACAAAAAATGGAATCTGTCCTTTAGGGTTCATAACAAGTCCTCCATCAACAACACCGCTTAAGGTTGTAAATGGTAGGTCATGTCTATTTAGCGGATGAGTAAAAAGTAAACTATATCCCACTGGTATAGTGTTTGAAACACCAGACTGCCAAACAAATTCTGTTGGATGGTGTCCAGTAGGCACTAAATCTAAACTCGCTAACTCTTGTCTTGCAATTGGGGGGAAATCCGCATTATTCCAAGTAATAAAAGGTGCTCCATTATTATTTTTTACATAAAGATCATTTGGTAGAACAATCATATATCCAGTAGTTAAAGAATCTAAGAATGGCATACAATGTTTAAGAGTAATGTTAAAGCCTTTGCCAACTTCAAACATTTCGTTGTTTTTCCATTTTGGTATTTTTTTATACCAATCTGGAATATGATTCTTGGCTGGAGTTATTATATTAGGGTATATCTCTATGGCAGATTCGTATTGAAGAACTGGTTTTTTTTTAAACATATTTATTTTAAAACTTTGAATTCTTATGTTGTATTTTATCTGTGTAAGCAATTGTAATAATATATCTTTTTCCTGATTTTACTATATTTACTCCGTGTAAATATGGGGTTGGAAAATAAATTAGTTCATATTTTTCGGGAATGTAGGTATACCCACCATCAATCTCTGGAAAAGACAACTCTCCACCTGTATATTCGTCATTTAAATAAATTACAGTACTTACAGTCTCAGAATCATCTTCAACATCTCTATGAAGGTTCATAAAAGCACCCTCTTCATAAAGAGCAACTATGTATTCTGTTACATAAAGATTTTTATCTCCAATAAATTTATCTGAATATTTTTTTACAAAATTAAATAAAACAGGATCATTAGAATCATAATTATAAAGTCTAAAAGTTCTATCGCCTCTTTCATTTTTTAGTTGATCCTTTGATTTTAGTTCATTCATTAAATCAATTAATGATTGAGCATCTTGTGGTTCAACATAGTTTTTAAATGATTTTATTTCTTCTTTATTCATGTGTTTGAATCCTTTTCTTTAAATTGCTATACTTCATAGTATAAGTCTATCACTTATTGATGTTCTCTAGCCTTGCCAAGATCCTCTGCTTCATTGCTTCACGTTCTTCTAAGGGCAACTTCATCCCTGTATCTATCTCTGCCACTGAAATGGCTAGGTCAACAATATCTTCACTCATGGGCTTGACTCAGTTTAGTATTCAAGTGTTACCCAAAACCAAAGAAAATCAATATTAATGCAAAATCTATCTACGCTAAACCCTAACGCAATTCTGCGGGGAGCAAAACCAACACCAACCCAAACCCTATTACTAACTCTCCACTCTTTACTTTTAATCATAAGTTTTCCCATTCTATGAGTAGGCCTGATTCAAAAACTCATCTGCCCAAAAGGCTGCAAGAGATTCACTACCTATATCATTAAAATAATAGCGATTTTTTTCAAGGCTGTATGTCCAACCCTTCCAAAGGTTGTTTTCTTCTTCTGCCCAAGTTAGATTATCAGTTATCATTTTGTTAATTCTTTTTCAATAGCCTGAATGGTTTGACAAGGCCAAGGTTTTTTATCTTCTTGGCATCTATGAAATAATGTGCCTTCTGGGATATGGAGTTCGGCGACAGCACGAAGAGCCTCATCTAAGTTAAAAGATCCTGATGCGGAAATGAGGTTTGATAGATTTTTCATTACTCAATCATATCAAAGTTCGGCGGTAAAGTCAAGGCGCAAAATGGAACTATCAAACCTTTCCATGCCCTAAACGGGCACTATCGGTTAGTATCCCCTACATATGAGACTTCAACAGGAAACCTATACTTTGTTTTATTTCTAGGAGCAGCAGAAACCTTTCTACCCCCTACCCTAATTACAGGTTTAGACTTCATTGGCTTACGTTTACCCTTGATTCTGGGACTTTTTCTGTGCATCCCTAAACCTTTATGTAAGGTTGTTACAAATAGATTAGGCTCAGACATATTTCTCCTTTTATAAAAGTCTATCAGATTTTGGCGGGAATGTAAAGAAATACCTAATACCCCCCAGTGTAATAACAAACCTTTCAAACCCTATAGCCTAATATCCCCATAGCCAGACACAGAATGTGCTTGATATAAAGGTTTGAACCTATGTGCAAGTATCTGGTTTGATAATGAGAATAGGCACAATATGGATCCAGGGCGATGGTTTGATACCCGCTGATTTAAGGCTTGGAAGGCTTTTAAGTGCCATCTAGAGTGGTTTGGTAAGAGAAATAAATCTTACTGATATTTTTTAATTATAGTTAAAAGGGAGGAAAGTGGAGGATAGTGGGTGATTGGGCGATTTTATAGATGGCGTCGTAATCCTCTGGCGGCCAAACCTCTCTATCCCAAACCTCCCAAACCTTTCTATCCACATATCTGGCATGCATTATACCCCCAAAACCATGGTTTGTCAAACCTTTATAGCCTAAAAAAATGCCCCAAAAATGTAGCAAAATCTTTTAAAACACCAGGAAAAAATCTAGAAAGGTTTGATAACTATGGTAAAAGTTTTAAATAATTCGCAATTTAAATTCCCGCTTCGTAATGTCTATTAATACTAGGACTCAGCGCCCCGCGGGGACGCAAAATCGGCGGGGATAAAAAGATATACCAATACTCCTAGTAGTATACAAACCATATCTTCTGGATATAAAGGTTTGGCAGATATGAGGTTTGAAAGTTTGAGATTAGAAGGTTTGAAGGTTTGACATGAATCTGGAAAATTCTACAGATGTCGTAATCTCCCACGATCTGGGATTTTTTAAAATTGGTTCTTAATGTCTTTTCGTAAAATCTATGTCCGTTTTGGGTGGTTTGATATGATTTTACCCGAGGGGGCAGGGCTACGCCTGATCTCCCAGTAATTCGTCAAGACTTTCCCACTCTTTATCAGCAACTTGTAGAGAGGCAATAAATAAATCATAGGTTTCGTTTATATATAACTCTGACTGACTTGTTGGCAGAACAATTTCATTCACTAAAAAATAAGCAAGTGGCAAACCTAAATCGTTATACTCTACAAAATCTTGTAAGTCCTCATCATCACGATAGTTCATCCACAACTCAGCAAGGATAGTTATCTTGTTCTCAAAAGTATTACCGCCTGCCATTGTAAACTCCTCTATCTAATTGGTCAACTTCTTTATTATACTGCATGGCTTCCAAAACCTCATTAGCCCTAGTATAAATAATGTGGGGCGAAGCCTTTGCTAAATAAAATCCTATGGCTTCTAAGTCAAGAGTAAAATCAGATAGCAAGGTCGTTATTCTACCTGCTACCTTTTCCTCTTTACTTATTCCAAGCCTAATAGACCTACGCATAAACCCCATATCCCAATTCTATCAAAAAGTATGGAGAAGCGCAAACCCACCACAAGAATGCGCTTCCCCCTGTCTATAGCGAGAGGTGACCCCTACCTCCGCTTATGAAGCCCCCACAGTGGAAAGGACACTGCTGGGCAAATTGTATTCAATAAAACTACCAATGCTCTTATGGTCTACACCATCATGACTGATAGTATTATCTGTAAGGTCAATTAATATTGGATGGTCCATAAAACCTAGGTCATTAGGATTACATGCATAGATACCAAACCCTGTCTCATCCAGAATAGAATCCTTTAGTAGATGGCTAATGGCCATACGGACGTAGTATTCTTTATCCCCGCTTCGTACCGCTGCATGCTGCAGGGCCTGAGCAAGATCTTGATACATACTGTCTTCGCCCCAATGGCTGTACAGCGCTACTGCTAGATCCTCTGACTGTTTAAAAACAAATGTGCAACGTGCTCCCATTACTCTTCCTCGTTTTTCTCTATTAGATTTGGTACGATTGATAGTTGGTTAGATATCTCATTAAAGATGCTGTCTTCATCTTCATTGTCAGTCTCATACTCAAAGTTCATGTAATCGCCTGTGGGCTCAAATATTACTTCAACTTCCCATCTTGCCATTATAGTGTCTCCTCAGATTGTGTTGACTCAACTAGGTCCCATGCAATTCCTGAACCGTCTGAAATTGTTACAGCATATTCATCTAGGAATTCATTTTCTGCAATGTCTCGTGCATCAACATCGCTCTCTGCATCTATAATACGGAAAGACTTGGTGATTTGTCCTGTAACCTTAACCTCGTAAGTTGGCATCGTGGGTCTCCATTTCTTCTATCTCTTTGATTTCTTCTATTGTAGCGCAACCAGCACATTTTTCCAAATCCTCAAATTTGTCATAATGTAAGGCTGCTGCTTCATCTTCCCATATCTCATAACAGTTAGGACATTCATAAACACCCTCGCTGCTAATCTGTATCTGATAGTCCTTGCTACCATCAAAGGGCACGGCAGTCACGAAGTACCCAATCCTATTAACTATACGCATACCCTGAAATATATAGGTACCTCTGTCGTCCCCATCACAATAAGTCCATATCCTATTAGGCTCCTGAGATTGGACAAACCTTAACTCGTCATCATATGTCTCAAACATATAACCTACGCCTTCTTCAGTTTGAAATGAGGCATTGTCATCTATATGGTTTGGGATTGGCTTGAAAGTATCAAACCACTCTTCCTCTGTAAGTTCTATTAAGTCGTTCATTGGTCTCCTTAGAAGTGGAAGTCTACAGGTACTAGATAGTGTAGCGCAGCCTCTTCAGGTTTGTCAAGGCGCTCTTCAAGATATTGAAAACTAGATGTGAATTCATTATGGTCAAAGAATGCACTGTCACAGGTCCACTTACCATTAATCATATTTATGGCTTCCGTGATTTCCCAGCGAGAAAAATCAAACTGCCTTTTATCATCTAGTTTACAATCATTGCTAATATAATCAACGACATCTGACTTAAGGTTATCAAAGGCATTATCAAGTTTGATAAGTTTATCGTTCATGTAGTTAATACGATAGCGCTTGATGTCTTCTATTGTTTTCTTGAACTCATCAGGCTTCTCAGCATATGAAATAATCATGTCAGAAGAATTTTGATAGGCACTGTCTGACCAGCGGCCACCACCTACGACATGCCAGTCTGACCAGTCAGCCATACGGTTTCCGTCTTCGTTTGGCATAAGACTAACAGTGACAATGTCAAAGGCTTCTTGTCTATCTTTTGCTTTTGTTGCTATCCAGTGGAGCGTATGCATTGTGGGTCTCTTTCTCTAGGTTCTTAATACAATTCTAACAAAATGTGTGGACTTTTGCAAGGTATAGAGATGTGATCTACATCACAGGACAGTCATCGTATGGGAAGTACTCTTGCTCCTCACAGGCACAGAAGTCAAATAGTTCTACTTGTGATACGTGAGTGAGGTTGGCCATATCTGACCAGTAATGAACGGCAACCAGGTCAGTCATTATCCATAGTATGTGTTCTCATCTATGTACCCTTCTGCTAGTAGTCCCTCAAAGAAGTCCCATACTATTAGTAATTGTTTATAGTTTTGTTCATCCCCCTGAGATTTGGCGGTATCAATAGCCCAAGTTAAACTATTACCAAAGGCCTGTATATCCTTATATGTATAACCTAACATTAGTCCCCCAAAGTTTCTAGTGGTTGTTCCTTATAACATTTCTTACAAACCAGGGTAGAGTCAAAGAAAGTCACATATGCATTGCAACAAGTACTCATTACTCACCCCAGTATTCTAAGATAGTATTAAGAGTCATATGGATACGACAATCACAATCACCACTAGCCATGTTGTCCATGAAATCTAGATGTGAGTAGTTCTCGTCATAGATGGTTTGTATTAGTTCGTTTATGGTATGTGGTTTGTTAATTGTGGTCATGAATTAATTATCCTACAAAATGGGAAAAATGTCAACATACCGTAATGAGAAAATGGGAAAAATATCATCTCAACGTAATACAATTATAACAAAAATGTTACACTCGGGCACCTGCGATCCCAACGGGACTTGAACCCGTAGCCTTTACCGTGACAGGGTAACGATCTAACCAATTGATCTATGGGACCAGCGGAGCAGTTTTAAATCGTGCTCAGGATTTTTTTACTAAGCCAGTTGCAAAGTATTTTGCACAATAGTTAGCAAACGATTTTTCTCTGCGTTAATTGCAGGGTCAAATCCAGAAGCAGCAGCAAACATGCTTTCGCTATTACCACCACGAGCAGAACGATACCAGTCTAAACGCTCAGTTAGTGCATTGAACGCACCCCAAGCATTGCCACTAATCATTCCGTTATATTCGCCAGTATAGATATCGTTAATCATATCTACTTTGTTTTCCCATTTCTTTACAGCACCCTTAGTATCTAATTCAGGCTTAGGGTAAGCAGCAAGAATAATATCGTTGAAATCCTTAGCAGAGATTTCTTTTGCTATCATGGCATGAGCCATCTTATCAAACTCAGTCATGTAAGCGTTAGCCATGCCTAGTGCCTGACGAGCAACAGTTATTTTGCCCTCAGCAGTTTGTGTATGACGGATTTTGAAAGATTGCTTTACGCCATCTTTTTTCTTAGTGCGGTTAAGTGCCACATTAAGAGTGTTAGCGCACACAACACGAACAGGCGTTATGCTTGCTTGAATAGCGATTGAGCCATCATGTGATGTGTTAATAAGCAGATAAGTTTTAACAACATCTGCCACGCCGTTAGGGTCTAATACAGTTTCACGCTCTAATGCAAGAGAGCCAAATACTACACGACCACCACGAATGGAGCCAGCAGTTTCCCAGCGACCCCCACCATCAAGAATGTTATCACCAAATGAAAACAAATCTTCATTTTGTAATGGAACATAACGCTCACCAACAATTCCCAAAACATCAGTTTGAGATTTATCAGTAGGGTTAGTGCGAACTACATATTGGTATTGCTTATCAGATACTAAACTAGATGGGATTTCTAAATCCTCTAATCTAACATTCCAATTATTTAAGTTAGCAGCAACTAACATTTCGTTAGTATTTTTCTCAGTATCAAATACAGTACCAAGATTGTGCCATGCAGGTTCACGGAATGATGCAAAACTTACCACACCGTTTTGAGTTTCTAACTCATGAGCCATTTTTATCCTTTCGGTTGTTTTAACTAAGTTTAGCAGTCATGGCAGACAATGTCAACTAGGATTAGGGAAAATGGTTTAATCTTCTTAATTAGGATAAATCGGACATTTCGGGCCCCTCGGGTTTTTATGGCCAGTTTTAGATCGTGGCCAGGATCTTTTGATAGCCCCCTATCAAACCTTAATTCTCTTCAATTGAAACATCATCCACAGTAAAGTCTCCGTCATAGTCATATGAACTTACTTCTGCGTCAATGGTTACATTGCTTAGGTCAAAGTCTTCAATCTCTGAGATTGGAATATTAATAGTTCCACTGAATGTAATAGTTCCATATACACTCATTTGTTTTATGGGATCAATACCAAAGTGTTGTGCTAGCGCTTTTAAAACATCTTCTTTAGAATAGTTTGGGTCATACCATTCAGGAATTTGCTCTTCAAGCATTTCAATATCTGCACGTCGTTCTGCAGCAATTGCAGCATTCTTGCGTCCATTGTGAAGGTCCCACTCAATCTGAGTAACCTTATCAGTCATGAATGTAGGGCTTTCTGGTGCTGCATATGTCTCTGGAACATATTTATATGTAACCAATAGGTTAGGGTTATAGGGCACTGATAGTTGTTCTTGTGTCATTACGTCGCTCATAGGGGTTCCTTTTCTGTTAATACAATAATATCAGGATGATTGTGGAAATGCAAGTCCAGTTCTTAATTAGTCTCACATAATGGGATGTGATTTAGATCACGTTGCCTCGGCCCCGCTTTTGCGGGGAATTAAAATATGAGCAGTTTAGAACTCATGCTCAGGAGTCTTATCTCAGGAATAACCTAGCAATTAAGCCAAGTGCTTATCAGAGATAAATTATTTAGTTGTGCTTACCATAGCAAGGCGTTGTGCGCCATTTGCTAACTTTAGAGATACTCTAGTAAGTTTAGAGTTAATTGGTGAGAACTTTACAATTCTACCAGTTACGCCTGTTTTACTAGTGGTGAATAAATCACCAATTTGATATGTGTATCCGCCTAGTGTCATGATTTTCCTTTTCTGTTGTGGTGGTTTGCTTACTTACTTAGTCTAACATTTTTTAGGGGGGAAGTCAAATACCCTTCCCCACCTAATTATCTAATTAAAGATAACGAGCAATAGCGTTGTAGGTTGAGGTATTAACTGTTTCCTCGTCTGTCATTTTGAGAATACGGATAGCGTTCTCAATTTCCTCTACCATCTCATTGTAAGTATGGCGGTGGATTTCCTCGTAGTCCTTCTCAGGCTCTTGTGGAAAGTCGTTGCCATCTGTGATAATATCAAAATCAACATTTAGCGTTTTGTTCCATTGACGATAGTTGGTGCGTAGGTCTTGCGCCTTTGAGAAGTTCTCAATAGCCCATGCGCCAAGTGCTTTTTGCCATGCTTCTTTTGCCAGTTTGTATTTGGCTTCGTATTCATCTTGCTTTGAGTAGTCAGCCTTTGTCTTTGCTAACTTTGCTTCTAAGGCAGTAATGATTTTAGCCGTAGGGATTTTTACCTGTATTGCTTTACCTCTTGCCATTTGGTTTGGTTTCCTTTTCGTTTGGTGTAGTTGATGGGGGTATTAAGTTGAGCAGTTTTTGGTCATGCTCAGGACTTTAGCCACTAGGCTAAGATTACTTTGCTGTCCAAGTTGTCCAGCGAGTAGAGCCATTAACATCTAACTTAACACGAACATTACCATTTGCCTGTGGCACGATTTCTTTGATAACGCCTGTTGCCTTTGACTTTTGGCTTGTGTAGGTGTCGCCTACTTTGTATATTGCGTTTGCTACGGACATGTTTCTCCTTTGGTTGGTTTTTGCTTACTGTTTAAGTCTAACATTTTTTGGATAAAAATACAAGTTATATTTTTAATAATCTCATATTTTGAGATATGATATCTGTGATGTATCTCACACCACCATACCGAAACGGACAAAACGGACAATTAGTGTCCCATACCTGCGAATAAGACCATGATAAATAAGATAGTTAGAATTACTAGTTCCATAGTTACCCCTATTTTTTAGACGATGAGAAAACTATATCGCTCTTAGAGTATACACACAATCCGCATGATACGCAAGCGGAGCCATTAGTTGAGATAAGCGGAATAGACTTTAAGTTTTCAGGACACTTAGCACCAGGTTTATTGAATAACTCTTTCATATCTGCTTGACCTATGGCAAAATTCTTTGCAAGGTATGCAAGGCGCACACCATGATCTTTCTTTAAACTAACACCTATCTCCTTATTCTCACTATCTGTGGAATAGTATAAAGATAGATTAGGTATACCCTTAAGCATTACCGCTGCAGAGTGTACTCTAGTGTATACCCAAAACTTTATATCTGTATTGTTAAGGATGATCGTCTTCCATGCCATGGTGTAGGTATCATTAAAGAAGTCACCGTCCCAATGAATACGAAATAACAATGGTGCATTTTTCTTTTCACAATCTTTTTTAAAATCATTAATCATATTCTGCAATAGATCAATCATATTAGATTCATCTGCGTCTTTTAATAATTCCCAATTGTGTAGGAGGTTAGCCCTTACTCCTTTGAATAACTTTTCAAGTTTTCCTGCGTAGCAAACGCTCTCACAAACACTAGTGGCACCAGGGCATGAATAAGATTTGCCAGCGGGTAATCCGAACGTGTTTGCAATTGCGGCTTGCTTTCCGTTTTTCGTAACAAGATTAGCAACCTTTCTGTCATGAGATCTCTTTAACTGTGGCGTAGTCATATGAAAATTCTAGCAGAATATGGGAAAAATATCAACTCCCCTTAATTAGTACAAATCGGACAAATCGCCCTCGGGCGCCCCTTACTGCAACATCATTAAATCAAATTGATCAAACTCACCAACTTGAATTATTTCTCTTTCACCAAAATCATTTACAATTTCTAAAGTGTATCCATCAGGTAATGAAACTATATCTACAATAGACACAACCTCATCAGCAATTAAGATATTATCATCAATCTCTAATTGCCCTGAAGTTAGCATATCAACTTTTACATAGTCCACAATTTGAATGGTATCATCATTTTCTAAATCAATCATTCTTGTTCCTCAATTTCTGCTAGCGTTTCCCATAGAATAGGCTCTAATATTTTTGCAACTGCGTCTAATTTATCTTGCAAGTCTTTACTCATCTATATCCTCATCACTAGGCTCAATGAACCATTCTAGGTGTGCGTGTGATACCAATGCGCTGGCGGTAGTCCAAGTATTACCTTTCCAACTAATTTGAAAGCCATCAACAACTGGCAATTCTATTCTACGAGAATAGTCTTCATCATAGTAAGCGTCAATTGCTTCAATGCAAGGCTGCACCATTACTGTTGGTATTGGTGGATAGTGATTACCTTGTAAGTGATACTTTAATTGTGTTTCTAAGTCTAGCGTTGTATCCGCTAGACCAATGGCTGTTATGCTTCCCATTATTTAATTACGACCTCTCCATTAGTGTAGAAGGTTTTAGTATACATCTTACCTGTTGGGTCAGACAAATTGTAGGTTGCGTATTCTTTAGCAAAGCCATAGTCTACACATTTATCCCAAGCACTAACTGCCTCTAGCATATCGCTAACTCGCAGGGTATTTACTAACTCTCCATCATATGAAGTAGTAAGTGAATAAGTATATTCCATTATGCGTTCTCCTTAGTTTTGAATAATTGGTGGTATTCCTGTATTTCATCAGCAGGGATATTGTAAGGATTACACTCACACGCCCATACATCATAGTCTATCGCATTTCCTACAAATTGCCAACCTGCGCCATAGCACTCATCATGAGCAAGTATTTCCATTAAAGTATCTTTGAACTTTCCCATTAGTTTTCCTTTCGTTATATCTTTATCCTATCAGATACGACCGACAAAATCCAATTAGACGCAGTAATCTGGGGAATCTGGAGTGTGTTTTTAATCACATAATCGCCCTGTGGATAAACCTGTGGAAAACCCCTCGGGCTTTTAGAACAAATGTTCGGACAGTTTTAAATCTTGTCCAGGATTTTTATTTATACTTTAAACATTTCAGAGCCAACAGGAATTAAACCAATTTCATCAATTCCGCAAGCCTTTTCAAATCTTGCAAAATCAAAGTTTTCATTATCTGATTTAAACCAATCAGCAAAACTATCTATTAAATCCTCATAAGTAGTTTGCGGAATTTCATCAATAAAACTTTTTAAGATATTAGCGGTTTGTATGTAGTCTTTTCTAGTCATTAGTCATTTTCCTTACTAGTAAATAAAGTGCCAAGTGCAAAATCATTACAGTCACATTTTTCTACATCATAGTCAAGGTCATTACCCCAAAAGATAAGACCAACACCATTACACTCATCACAGTCAAAACGCATTAAAGTGTTTATCATTATTTCACCAATGCCTTTCCTCTTAGTG